GCTGGCAGCCGAAACCAGTCGGGAATCCAGCTCCGCGGCAAACGCGGCGCCGGCTTCCTGCGCCTTGGCCTTCGCGATCCCGGCGAGACCGCCGAACTCGGCCAGGAACGCGTCCGCGCTCTCCTGCGCGGATTTTGCCGGCGATACGCCGATGCCGAACGATTCATTGATGCCGGCTTGGGTCGAAGCACGCTGCACCGCCTCGGCCGCGCTCGCGGCGGCCTCGGCAAGCTGCTCATACCGGCCGTTCAGAACGCCGACGGCCTCGGCGATCGACACGTACCCCTGCGCCGCCAGCACCGACGCGTCGGCTGTAAGTCCGAACTTCCGGTACGCGGCATCCAGCAGCGCATTTGCCCGGTCCAGTCCCATGCCTCGATCGACAGCATTGCCGATCCGCCGCACCGCACCTTCGAACTGCTGACCGGCGCTGTAACCTTCGAGCAGCGACTTGCTGATCGACGCCATCCCCGGGACGGCGCGCGCCAGTGCGGCATCGGCCTGCGCCAACGAAGCATTGCGCGCCCGGTCGGCCGCAATCATCTGCTGGTCCGCGGCCACCTTTTGGGCGGCGCCGCGGACGTAACCAGTCACGTCCATGTCGGACGTGACCCTCAGCGATGAGAGAGCGACAGCCATTTTGGGTCATTCTTCCTTCGGCGGCTTGGTCTTCTCTGCCTCACGGGCGACGTGCTGCAGGTACTCGTCATCCATCGCGCAAATCAGCGCGAAGAACGTCTCGAACTCAGTTCCGGAGATGCCGTAGCGGGCTGCGTAGCGATCGATCGCGAGGAAGGAGATCTGCGTCTGGCCGCCGAACGCGCCGTAGTGTCGGTCGAACCGAAGCGCATGCCAGGCGCGCCACACCGTGCCGCACCATTCCGGCACCTGAGCATCGGCCGGTCTGACGGCAGACTCGCCGAGGTGCTCGGCATCAGCCTCTTCCTCTGCGACCCGCCGCAGCCATTCGTCGGTGCCCTTGCGCTCGAGCTCGTAGCGCAGGGCACCCCTCAGTTTTTTGAGGTATCCTCGACGAACTTGACCTCGTAGCGACCGACGCGGGTAGCCGCCAGCATGACAGCGCTACGGAGCACCCGGAACGTAACATCGGTCAGCGCGCTGAGTGCAGCATCCGGCGAGTACGGAATGTCCAGGCCACGCCAGTCCAGCAGCAAGTGTTGAGCGATGATCTCGCCGTTCACCTCGGCCAGGACCTCTTCCGGAATGGGCTGATAGTCGTCGTGGTCAGCGGACAGCGATGCGTTCGGATACTTCCTCGTGAGCCGCGCCGAAGCGGCATCACGCGCCACCGCATAGGCGGGATAGTTGGTGCTGCGCACCTTGAACGCGACGCCAGGACCAATTTCCGTCGACTCCTGCCAGTCGCCTTCGCGTTCCTTGTCGATGTCCGATTTCAGTGAATTGAGGATGACGGGTTTGTGAGCAGTCTTCGTCTGGGGGGACATTTGGTGTCACCTTGTTGGAGCAAGGGAGATGCACCGGCATTGCGCCGGCGCTGCAATGGCCGCTCCTCGAGGACACCAATCCTCCGTGGGCACCAACCCACTCCGGGAGCACGCCAGAACTACGGGAAGCGGCCGGCCCCATGAAGAAAGCCGACCGCCGATTAAATCAGGCTTCGAAATACGGAAGCCGGTCGATCATGAAGTGAGCATTGGTGGCAGGATCGTGAGACGACTGCCACGAAAGCGGGAGCATGACGTCGGTGTTCTTCGCCGAGGCCGACGGGTTTCCGTCGCCGCGGTAGATGGCTCGTGGAGCCTGGAATACCACCGCTTGACCGGCCTTGTCGACGCGGCCGTTGATCTGCCGCGGCGTGCCTGCATAGAAGGACTGGAGTTCGGCCAAGCTGCCGAAATAGGTCTCCAACTTCCCCGTCACCTTGCACTCGCCGTCGTTGATCGCGACGGGCGCGTCATCATCGACCGCGTCGAGTGCTCGAAGGTTGTTGTCGATCTGGAAGGACAGCGACTTCGCCCAGTTCGGGCCAACCAGCTGAGCGCCGGCCACCCCGAGGCGACCGACATTCGCGTTCGCGGCCATGACGAGGTTCGTCGTGACAGGATCCGGCGAGGCGTCGAGCGGCGTCGTGTCCGCGCCCCCACCGAGCCCCATCATGTTGAAGGAACCCTTGATCTTGTCACCGCTGTTGATGTCGAGCGACATGGTATTCACAACCATGCCGTAGTTCCAGATGTAGGACGGGGTCGCCTGCCCCATGAACCCGCGCTCGATCGTCACCGAAGTGGGCGATACGCCGTTCGCGATCCAATCGCCGAACCACACCTTGATAGTCTTCCCGGTTCCGGCGTCTGCCGTCCAATTGGACGGCAAGTTGTCCAGCGTGATCTTGTTCGCAGTGACGCTCACCACCCGGCCCCAAGCAGCCTTCCGCTTCTTCGCGCCGGCGGAGACCAGGAAGGCGAACTGGGACGCATCAGCCGATCCGCCGATCTTCAGCCACCGACCGACCGTCAACCCGAGCGTCGTGAAATCGAGTGCTGTCGATCCAAGTCCGTCGGCGAGTGCCGTGATGTCGCCCGCAGCCCCTTGGAAACCGACCACCTTCAGCTTGGCGGTGCCGGCCGGCGCCGCCTCCGCGACCAAGTTGAGACCGCTGCCGACGATTGTCGTGTCGGTTGCGCTCGCAGCCCGGAAAATCTGGTTGTTGGCTGACTGGCCGAACCCAGTCGCTCGAACGAGATGCCCGAGCTTCACCGCCGCGCCACCGCCGACCACCGCGAATGTGTCGAGCGTGGTACCCGCATCCGTGATCACGCTGTCGGCCGCACCGTCGTTTTCGAAAGTGGGGGTATTCACCCACGGGTTGAACATGGTCGAGCGGATCAGCTCCGACAGCGGGCTATTGTCCTCGGGATAGGACAGCTCGAAGTTGATGCCGCCGCCGGACGACTGCATCGTCTTGATCGGATCTCCCAACATCCGATCGTCCCGCATCTCCTCGGAGTCGACGTAAGTCGGCGAGAACGACAACGACTCACCGGTGATGCGCATCTTGCGCATGCGCGGCGTGTCAGGCGGAGTGCCTGGCGTGCCCTCACGTACAAGGGCCAAGTACATCCGGTTCGACGACGTCATCTCGATGTCTCCCAATGAAAAAGGCGCCTCGCGGCGCCCTGCTCGAAACCCTGATCTTGCAAGCTTGAACTACTACTCGGCACCGCTCTGCGGCCGGCGCGCCTTCTGCGGCAGCACTCGAGCTGGCTCTTCATCGATTGGCTGAGAGACCGGCTCAGGTGCAGCAGACTTCCTGATGAACCCGTTCTTCTCACGCTCTTCGCGCGTGAACGGCGAGATATCCTCGCCATCGCCGATCGTGGAACCTTCGACCAGCCGGCGGTTCACAGTCTTGAATGGCTTCACAACCTTGAATTCGGACATCGGCTTTCCCTCATTGTGCTTCGGGGCGACGCCAATCAATTGAGACGGCCGTCGCATAAACGTTGGCAGTTCCTCGTGCGGCGCGGCTCCCGAGATCTGCGTCGAGGAACTCGAGTTCACCGTCCAGAAGCTTGACACCGCGAAACAGGTTCGCCAGAGCCTTCGCTATACGCCGAGACTCGCGCGAACCGATGCCGCGCGGCACGAACACATGGAACCACAACGTTCCATCCTCATCCCAGCGATTATCAGCGGCGTCGTCTCCGCCGCCGATCGACTGCTGCGCGTAGAGGTTTGTGTCGAGCACGACGAGGACCCAAACATCAGGCGCGTCGTCCGGTTCGTCGTTTTTGTAGTCGTTCTCGAAATAGATCGACGCGAGCGTCGAATCCCAGTTGTTGTCCAGATGCTCTTTGATCGCGTCATAGACGTCGTCGTAGGGCGCATCCATCAGCTAACCTTCATCGACAGAACGAGCGCCGGATACGTCATCTGCGCGCCTGCCTGGGTGTCTTTACGGAGCTTCTTCCGCGCGTATGTGCGATACCCGCGACGAAACCGCCCCTTGAGGACATACCCATTTGGAAGCGGAATCATTGTGCGCTTGGCCGTCACGATATTACCGTACCTGGACAAGACGGCCTTACGGCCATCTTCAACTACTCCAGGAGGCACCGACATTCGCATGTGCCCCACGTCGATCTTCCGCGAGTACGGTTGGTCGTTGCAGATGATCACGGTCGCATTGATTGGGATCGCGTCAATGTCTTGCACGCGACCACCGCCGGGCAGCATCACGAACCACGATTGCTTGTAGCGCCCCGACTTTTCTGGCGATCGCTCAATGAGCGTATCCAGCGCGAATTCTACGATCTCGCGCCAATACTTGAACACATAGAGGATCGGCCCGGGCGGCTGTACGCTTTCCTCTGGCGCACCTAACCTTCCATTGACGTACCGATCGTACTGATCTGACGCCTCACCTTCATGGATTGCCTTGAGCAGCTCGCGCTTCGCGAACGCTGCAAGCTCTCGCGCGATGTTCTCCGGCGCGATGCCGGCGGTCGCCAGCTGCAGATCGCGGGCGAAGGTCGAAATCCTCGCCATCACTGACCCTCGGTGACGATCTCAAGGCATCCTTGGTACTCTCGATGGTCTGGGTCGATCGTGTTGATCGTCGTCTTCAGACCGCCGATGTAGACGTTGTCGAGTTTGGTGAGCGGGAGTGGAAACCCTGCGTCCCGAAGATCAAGGATCGAGACGATGATCTTGCGAGTCCCGGCCGTGATACCAGGTGCAAACTCATCCGGCGAATACCCCTCGACGATCGCCTTGACGTCAGCCTGGCTCTGAATCGCGAGCGGCAACGTCTTCGTCATCCGCCGGAAGCTTATGAGGTGGCCCCGACGGTTGATCCCGCGCCTTGCGCGCGCCGCAGCGGCATCGTCCATTATCCCACCGACTCATAGCAGAACGGGTCAAGAGTAGCGGCAATATCCGGCGGAAATGCCCCGTTCTCGCCGATCTGGCCAACCCAGTAGTCGACCCGCTCGATATCAGTTGTCCATTCCGACTTCACAGCAGGATCGCGTGTCGCGGCGAACCGCGCTCCGCGGATCAGCCCAATCGTTGCCCCCTCAATCGGAAGCGGCAACGTGAAGTCCGCCGTTCCCGGCAGCGTCCATCCGGCCTTGTAAGTCACCACCGTTCTCCGGCGGCCGCATTCAGCTGCGCGTAAACTGCTGCCGCGGACCCGACGTAGAATCCCGGCGGCTCCGTCGATTTCGATGTCATCGAGGTCGATCGGTTCGCCAGCGGCGACAACGGACACGACCTCTGTCACCGGCATCCTGGCCAGCATCAGCGTGTTGTAACGCGATCCTGTCCAAGGGCTTTGCCAGAAGGTCTCGGCGATTGTTTCAAGGCCAAGCGTGACCGATCCGTCATTCGCCGCAGGAACGCGGAGGTATGAGCAGACAGCCGCAGAAGCGCGGTCGATCAGTCGCTGCAGCTTTTCGTCCTGCGCCGTTCCCGAGATGTCGAGCTCAAGCTTAAGGTTGTCGAGCGTCGTGAGCTGCCGGCTCGTGGCTCGGGTGATCACGGTGAACATCGGCAGCTACTCCAGAAGGCATTGGCTGCGGGGACGTATCCCCGCCCGCCAGCGTTGCCGACATCAGCTCTTCGCGTGCGCTTTGATCGCGTCGACGATTTCAGCCTTGGTCGTGAGGCCGGTGATGTCGATGAAGTCCTGCTCGGCAAGCGACTTCAGCTCGTCGACATGCAGAGCATCGTAATCGCCAGAAGCGATCGCAGCCTTCACAACGTCGTCACGCTCCAACAGCTTGACGGCGTCGGCCTTGGTCTTGACGTCGCCGCCCGGGATGCCGCGCGTCTCGAGCAGCGCCTTCAGCTCGGCGACCTTGAGATCATTGTAGTCTGTCTTGAGGACAGATTTGTCGCCGCCGCCGTCGAGCTCGAGATCCTGCTGACCGTCCTTGTTCGGCAAGGACGCCGTTCCGAGTTGGCGGCGATTGAGATCGGAGATGACGAGATTGACGTCAGCCGATGCTCCCGCCGCCTTGGTGCGGTCGTCATCGCTCGCCCATTCCGCGACGCCGCGCTTGACCCACCGATCGGCCGATCGCGCCGACATCTCATAGGTTTTGCCAGCGACGAAGCGCTGCTCTTCCGGTGTTCCCTTGCGGTGATCGTCGACCACTCGCGTTTCGGTGAACTTGATGCTGACGTTCTCGTCCATTTCGCTCTCTCCCATGTGTTGAGCTGCACAGCTTCAGGGCGCCCCGTCGCCGGAGCGCCCTTTGCTCAGTGTGCGGCTACGGACTAGACCGCGGCCGCGACGCTGGTCAGGTTGCTGTCGCTCGCCGGCGAGTAGCGCGGATTGATGCCGAGCACGACCGCATCGGCGAGGCTCGCCGCCGTCGCCACGGTGATCCGCAGCTGCACGAAGGTGAACCCGTTCTGCTTGTCGAGATCGCCGGTATTGAGATCGAGGATCGCCTGCTTGTTGTCCGAGGCGGCCTTGGTCATCTGGACGATCGCCTTCCCGCTCACATCCTTGGCGCCGGTGCCGGAGCTGTCCTGAGCCTGGCGGAACTTGGCATCGATCGTCGCACTCGCGCCGAGCACTCCGGCCTTGATGATGGCCATGAGGCAGGGAACCTTCGCGGTGTCGATCCACGCGGTGTCGGCGGTGCCGGCCGCAATCGAGGCCGGGCTGATCACTCCGAGCACTGCGATCTGCTCGCTCGCTTTCGCGTTCAACATTGACTTCACTCCCGTGTCCGGATTTCCCGGCGGTGAACTGGTGGAAACGAGCGGCGCCGACCTCGCCGGCGCCGCCGAGGTGGGTTACGCGCGCTCGCCGAGCGTCACGAACGGGCTGAGCGTGTCGGAGCCCTTGAACGGCTCCAGCGGGGTGTCCCAGATCGGCTGGCCGTCCATCCGCACGACGAAGCGGAACGTGGTCTCGTCGTTGATGAAGCGGGCGTGGATCGAGATGTCCTGCTTGATGCCGCCCTTCTGGATCGTCAGGTACTGCTGGAGATCCATGGCGACGATGTCGCCCTTGTCGCCGAGCTGGGAATTGAACTCGGTCGGCACAACCGGGCGGCCGAGCAGACGCGAGAACGGTTCGCCTTCGATGGTGCCCTGCGGCAGGTAGATCGGCGTGTTGCCGATCTTCATCGTCATGAGCTGCGGCTCGATCTGCTGGTTGATCGTCCAGATCATCGAACCGCGGCTACGCAGCCACATGCGGGCCCACATCTTGACGATGTTCTCGACCACCACGGTGTCGGCGCCCTGCCCGCTTTCCGGCGCGACGGTGACCAGCGCGCCCGACTTCATCACGCCGAGCGGCATGCCGCTGCCGACGCCTTCGAAGATCGCGTCGTCGATCTTGAACGCGAACTCGTCGCCGAAGATCTCGGGGATCAGAGCGCCGAGCAGCGCCGAGTCATCGAGCATCTCGTCCGTCGCGTACAGCAGGCCGGTCAGCTTGTGCAGCCGCATGTCCATCTGCCGGAACTTCAGGTCCGTACCGATCTTCTGCTGGCCTTCACCGGTCCAGAACGCCTGGGCACCGCCGAACCGCGTGCCGTTCTTGCGGCTCGAGTCCCTCAGCGCATTGATCTTGACGCCGTTGGAGTTCGGGCCGACCGGCAGCTGACGGGTACGCGCCAGCAGATCGCTGCGCTCATAGGCGCGGCGCATCAGCTCGGGCACGAAGTCCTGCTGCACGAGATAGCCGCCATCCGCGCCGCCGCCCTCGTTCATGCCGCTCGCAGCGTTCCACTGCAGGCGATCATCGACGCCCAGCTTGCGGCCAGCAGCGACGATTGCCTGCATCTGCTCGCCGAGCGAACCGAACTTCTTCGTCGGCTCGGCCGGCACAGTCGAGGCGTGTTCCTCTTCGGTCTGACCGTTGAGGTTCGACGCCGACTCCATGGAGCGGCGCTCGTCCATCAGCGTTTCCTCGCGGGCGATCTGCGAGTTCACGGCCGGCAGCTCGGTGTCGACGATCGCCGCCAACCGCGCGGTCTCTTCCGTGGTAATCGTGTTGGCGTCTTCCTTCGCGGTCAGTTCGCCGGCCTCCTTCAGGAGCGCCGCCTTCTTGTCCCGCAGGGTCTTGATACGCATCACATTGTCTCCAAACGCAAAAAGCGCCCGGCGAGGGGGCGCTTTGATCGTCAGTTTCGGGTGTTAGTTCAATCGGGGCTCAAATGAGCCCGCCTAGACACGCGGAGATCACGGTCTCAACAGAGCCGCTACTCCACGAATTCGGTGCGCTGTTGCTACTTGCGTTCGCCGAGCGCGATGAAAGGCGACTGGGTGTTGTCAGAGTTCTTCGGCGTGATCGGCGTTGCCCAGGCCGGCTGCCCGTCGACGCGATACCGCGTCTTGAACGCCGTTTCGTCAGTGTCGAAGGATACGTGGATCGAACTCAGCATCTGCGGGTCGTTCTTGATCAGCAGGTACTGGCTGAAGTCGCACAGCATCAGGTCACCGGATGAACCGATCGGCGACGTGTATTCGCAGAGCTCGACGGGCATCTGGAGCAGCAGGCGCGAGCCAGGCTCCGCACCTTCAGTGAAGAGCTCGAGGCCGAGCTCCTCTTCAAGCTCCACGATCTTCGCGAAGATGTCGTTGCCCATGAGCCAGATCGCTTCGCGATGCGACGGCCCCCACAACCGGCTCGCCATATCGACGAGATTCTTCCTGGTGACGGAGCCGGCGGCTTGGCCCGCCTCTGGCGCAACCACGATCAGCGCACCACTCTTCATGATCCCAAGCGGCTTGCCGACGCCGTCTCCGTTCACGATCCCGTCTTCGATCGCGAATGCAGCCTCCAGGGCGAACAGCCGCTCGACCAGTGATTGCAGAGCGGGTCCGTCCTCGAGCAGCTCGTCGGACGCATAGATCAAGCCCAACAGCTTCTTCAGTTCGAGCTTGAGCAGCTCGACATCGATCCCAGACGGATCGCCGGTGCCACCCTCATCCGTCCAGAGCATCCTGGCGCCGCCGAAGCGGCTGCCTTCAGCGCGCGACCCTTCCTTGATCGCCGGGATGCGGAACGCCTTCCTCCCGGAGGTCATCTGCTCATCGCACCGCGCCAAGATCCGACCGGTGTCGTAGACCCGCGACCACAGCCCCAACGCGATGTCGTCAGGGACAAGGTAGCCGCCGGCCGATCCGCCCCCCTCATACTGACCGGTCGCCACCGACTTAACCTGCAGCCGACGATCCGAGACTTCGCCGCCGGCGCCGAGCACGGCGACAAGGAATTCAGCAAGGCTCACGAACTGCTTGTTCATGTTCGCTCCGATCATCAGGAGAGGCTGGCGAGCGCGAGACGGCGGCGGCGCGCAGCGCGCTCGGCGCTGGCGCGCTCTTCCGCCGTCGGCGGCGGCGAAGAGAACGACGCATTCGGCTCCAGTACGCAGAGCCATTCGCCAGCCGCGTTCTCGCCAAGCTTCGTGTAGACAGCTGCGCCGTTCGCGACCGCGACGGTCACAGTGTTTCCGACACAACTCGCGAGACCGCGCTCTAGGATTGCAGGGTCGAGCTTCGCTTGCTTCGGCCAGTCTTCGACAACGAAGACCTTCTTCTGATCTCCGTCCGAGTCCTGCCTGAACACGATCGCCCGCGCGTCCCCGAAGAGCGCTACAACATCAACGACAAGCTCTCCGACGTTGGCCGCGACCGCGGAAAGACTCGCGACGGCGGAAAGGCTGACGCCGCTAATGTCTCCGTCGACCGTCGTGACCACCTGATACAGCGCGGGCTCTTCACTCACCGTGGTGGCCGAATTCGCGGCCTTGTCCTGCTCAGCCGCCGGCTCTTCTCCGCCGGCAGCGGACGTCGGCGGAGTGCCATCCTCACAACCGCGGCGCCTTCGTGCGTCAGCGGGCTGCAGCTGTACTCCGCACCCGAGAAGAGCGGTGCGCATCGACTGGATGTCGTCGATCATGCCGACGCTTTTTGCCATCTGAGCCGACATGCACCGGCCCTTGCCGAACGTATTGATCACGGCGTCGGCCTTCATCCTGCGTCCGCGCGCAACACCGCCGATGAAATCGCGATAAGTCTGATCGACTTCGGTCTGGTAGTAGTTACGCGCCTCATCCGACAGCGGCTCGTACGCGTTTCCCTCGGTCTTGTACTCGCCGGCATAGATGAACGTCGGCTTGATACCGGCGTCCTTGAGCATCGCTGAGCAGTCGGTGTGCATCATGAACACGCCAACCGATCCGACGTCCGCAGACGGAACAGCGATGATGGTGGTCGCTTGCGAAGCGATCCAGTAACCAGCCGATGCGCACAACGGGTCAATGACCGCCGTAACCTTCTTCGCCTTGCGGGCATTGAACACCGCATCGGCAGCTTCCGGCGTTCCGGTCACCCGACCGCCAGGCGTGTCGATGATCAGAACGATCTGATCAATCGCCGGGTCCGCGGCCATCTCGTTCATGGTCTCTGCCAGCAGCTTCGTGCTGAAGCAATACGGCTGGTACTCGAGATCGTAGAGAGCAATTCCCTGCACCGGGACTACCGCGGTGAACTTCCCCTGCTTCGCGCTCGGGACGAGCTGCTGACCTGAGAACGCGGTGATGTGTTCCGGCTCAATGCCGTCCTCAGCATCGGCGCGGCGATCCGAGAAGAACTCCTTGATCTCGCCGTCGTGCACGCGCTCTCCACGCGCGATGCGTTCCAACAATACCGATAGAGATGCGCCGAACCCGTGCCGCATCTCGTAGGCAAGCGGAGCCCCGATGCTGTTTCGGATCTCACGCTTGAACCGCTGCATTGCGCCCATCTGCAACTCCCTGCACCTTGACGGCCGCGCTGAGCACCTTGGCGAGCTCCTGCTCGCGCCGATCCACCACGGCCTCGATATCGTTCGCGGCGATCAGCTCGTCGCGCTGAAACGCGCAGTATCGGCGCGCCTTTGTCCTGTCGAAGCCGAGCGTCTCCATGACGAAGCTAACGTGGCCGCCGTAGAATGCGGCCACCCACTCCCGGAATTCGTCCGGCTTTGCCGCCAGGCGCATCAGCGCCTTGCGAACCGCCTTATTTTCCTTCTGCGCCACCCGCAGAGCGCCGCCATCGATCCGCTGATCCTCGATCGCCTTCGGCGGCTCAGGTTCGACCAGTGCGGAATTCGCAGGCGGATCTGATGGAGGCTGCGTGTTGTCGGAGCGCTGCGCCATCGATCCCTGCGGCAGCACATCAGCCCACGGCTCCGGACGGCGGTTCCAGCCCTCGATGAGGCGAACCTCGTTCTGTGTCAGCCAGGCCGGAGCGCCGCCGGCGCCGAGAGCCTTGGAGAAGTATTCAGCCCGCGCGGTCAGGTTGCCGCGCTCCAGGGCATCGAGGTTGAACTTCGCTTCGTACAGGTTCGTCGCGGTGATCAGGTCGCGCCTGATGGCTTGCTCAATTCTGCGCGCCCACGGCCGGATCGTGTACTTGACGAAGTTGATCGACTGCTCTTCCACCGTCGACCGATTGGTTTGGTCGTCGATACCGAGCATGTGCAGCGGAATCCGCCAGAACCGCGCAACTTCGGCGATCTGCCACTTCCGCGCCTCAAGCAGCTGGGCTTCGCTGGCGTCCATCGACGCCTTTTCGAACTTGATGCCGTCCTGCAACAGCATCGGCCGGCCGGAGTTGTTGCCGCCGGCGTAGAGCTCCATCAGCTTTGAGATCAGGCGACGCTGCGCCTGGACCGACATGCGCTTTTGCGCGGAGAGAAAGCCGCCGATGTTCAGGCTGTTCGAAAATACCCGCGACGCGTACTCGTCGGCCGACATGCCGAGGCCGATCGCATCCGCGGCGAGGTCGACAGCTCGCAACCCGTTGACGCCGTCGCTCGAAAGACCCGGGATCCGGAAGACCTCTTCCTGCAGCAGCACTCGCGTCCGTCCGGTGAACGGATCGGTTACCCGAAACCTCAGAGTTCCGTCTGGCAGAAGCTCCTGTACGACGCGATCTGCATGCAGCGATCGCAGCTGGTCGACAGCCCCTCGCGGACCTGAGACGATCTCCGCATACCCAGTGCCGCGCAGAGCGGCATGCAGGATCGTGGTCTCCCAGAACTCGACCGCCGTCTGAATCTTGTTCGGCTGGTATCGGATCAGATCACCAACCGGATGATCGTTCGCCGGCTCGAGGCTTCCGTCCGGCAGCTTCCGGTAGACCTGCAACGGCAGGCTTCCCATCGTCTCTGCCAAGACCTTGATGCAGGCGAAGACCGCCGACGCCTTCAAGGCGAGATCTGCGGTCACCCTCTTTCCGGATGGCGTCTTCCGGCCGGGCGCGGCGAACCAGAAGTCGGCGTCGTCGCCGTAACGCTCCTGATCTTCCGAGTCGTCGGCCCTCCGCCCCAGCGACCAGATCGCCGCGACGGTGTTATTGATCCAACCCATTGGCTGACCGTCCTGATGATCATGCGTGCGTCGGCGGTCGGCCTCCGCGGGGCCGCGGGCGTCACACCAGAACGTCTACGAGGAGCCGATTACTTCCGCGGGTGCGCCGGCCACATCATTCGGCCGGCCGCGCATGGCATCAACCGCGAAGGCGCTTGCGCGATGCCACCACCGTGTTCACGCTGCGCGCCATGGAGGCGGCAAACTCTGCGGCATCCTTCGGCGCGTTCGCGACGAACGCTTCGTGCAGAAACACCGGAACGCGAACACCAACAAGAGCATCAGCGATCTGCTCACGGCTCACGCCGACGATCACTTTCGTCTTGCCGGTCACTTCTGAACCGAACTCATCGTTGATCTCGCGCCGAACGTGAGACCGGATTTCGGGGCTCGAAACAATCACTATCGCCCCATCGGCCGGCAGACGATCAAGTGCGAACAACTCTCGCTCGGCGAGCTCGGGCATAACTAACTCCACTTCAAACCAGAACGTCTTCGTCTTCGTACGCGGATCCGGCCGGCTGCGGGTTGAGCGCCATGAGCGACACCGCGTTGAAAACCGCCATCAACGGGTCGATCTTCGCCGACCCGCTGGCGGCTTTGTTGATTGCCGTCGCGTTTCCCTTGGCTTCGGCCTTGGCGTTGCCAACACACCATCTCATCAACTCGGAGTGCTCGTGGACCAGCATGTTTCCAGCGACACGGCGCTCTGTAGTCTTGATAGCTCCGTTCAGCTTCCAGCCTTGCGAGATACCAACGATCCGGCTGGCATTGATCCCGCGTTCTTCCGAAGTAAGCTCGTCGACGATATCGCCAATTCCGACGCTATCTACCGCGATGGCATGCTCATCCGCGAGAAGCCCCTCTTCCTCGACCTGCATGACGATATCGGCAACCGCGGCGACGTCGTCGCCAGGCACTTTGACAATCGTGAGTGTCTCTTCCTGCTCGAACTTCTTCAGATCGCTGACGATCTTCTTTCGCCGTTCAAGCACAATCTCGTGCGCCCATGCGCGGCACCACAGCAGCCATCTACCGGTCTTGCGTTCGCGCCCGAGCACAGCAAGACCGAGAAGATCGTCCAGTCCGCCGCCGTCGATTCCGATGACGACGACTTCGCTACGACGGAGCAAATCGCCGAGGCTAAGCACCCTTCCCTTCCCAAGATCCCAGAAATCTGCGCCGGCCCAGCGGTCAGCGCGCAGTTTCGTTCCGATCTGGACATTGAGGTGTTTCGCTAGAAAGACGTTGAGCCCTGACTTATCACCACGCTTTGCCTCAGCAAGCTTATCGGCGATCCAACTCGAGAAGACTGAGATATCGAGGTTCGGATTAGTAACGTAGAAATACGCCGGATCGAGATATGCCTCTGCGTCAAGCAGTTCCTGCGGATACTCGTAGAGCATCCCGAACTTCTTCGGGTCGACGATTTTGCCGTCGCGAATGTCGCGATACAGGTTCAGCTTCTCAAGAAAGATCCCTGTCGGTGCTTCGTCGGAATGTGTCGATAGGTAGATGACGAAGCCTTCTGGGCGCGAGACCAGACCTCCTGTCGCTTCGCGAAACATCGCCTCCGCGTTGGGTTGTCTCCCGAACAGCCAGAGCTCGTCGATCAGAACGAATGATGCTTTTTTGCCACCTACCGTTTTTGCGTCAGCAGAGACAACTCGGAGCACCGCGTTCGTGATCCGGTGCGTAATCTGCCGTAAGTTCTCCTGAACGTGGAGAAGATCGATCAGCTCCGGGTCGCGATAGACCATATCGCGCGCAGGGTCGAACGAGTTCTTCGCGATCTCGATCGTTGGCGCCAAGATCAGCAGTTGGGCAGACGGCCGCCAGTTGCGGATCAGCGCTGTGATCATGATGCCGGCGGCGATGGTCGACTTGCCGTTCTTCTTGCTGATCAGCAGGAAGAACTCGTCGATCAGCCGCTTCGCCGTCGAGTGGTCGTACGCGCCGAAGATGGCGAGCACAAAATCGAAGACCCATTGCTCGCCGGCCTCGCCGAACGTCGGCGGCCGCATCTCGCCGGTGACGGGATCCTCGATCGGCGTCGCGTCCACGATATGGAGCGACTTGAAGACCTCGAGCGCCGCGTACGCTTCGTCGGGGAACAGCGGCTGGAAGGGGACCAGGCTTTCCCGATTAACGATCCTGCGTTCCCAATCCGGGCACGCGGTCGACCAGATCCGGGCCGCTCCAGCCATCAGGCCTTGCTGCCATTGTTCACGACCAGCTTCGGCGGCTCAGGCGCCTTGAACTTGCCGCCAACGTTCTCTGCCGCGGCCTGACGCTCCTCCTTCTTGCCGAGCTTCGGCGGCTTCGGCGGCGACTGCGGCTGCGCCTTGCCGCGATCGCCGACAGCGGCCGCCGCGCGCGACACCTTTCCGATTTCGTCCAGCCGCTTGATCGCCCATCCGGCGCCTTTGCTGGCCTGCTCGAACATCAGCCTCGTCACCTCGCGGCGCCGATTGGCGTAGCCGTTCTCGAGCTCATACGCGCAGTGCTTGCGCAGCGTATCGACATCGACTTTCAACGACCGCGCGATCATCGCATCGGATTCACCGGCGTACTTCAGCTGCTCGACGGTCATCCGGTCCTCGACCGAGGGCTGCCAGGGCGGTCGGCCCGGGGAAGTTTTGCGCGCCGCCTTCTTCGCTGGCCGTGACGATTTTTTCGGCTTCACCTTCCGAGCGGGTTTGGCATTGCGCTCAGAAGTTTCGCCCATTTTTTCGGCAGAACCGACATCGTCGGTATTTTCGGTCATTTTCTGCTCACGGCCCCAAAATTCCGGCCGCCCCAAAAAAATCGTGCGCGTGAGACCCCGAGCGGTGGCGGCCCGTCGGTTCGTCGGGAAGTTGCCCCCGGGGGGTGCGGTACCGGAATGCGTCCGAGAGCGACCGCGCCGAAGGGTTTGCGGCCTGGCTGCATCGAAGGCTTCGAGGCGCGTTGATCTGGCGCGGCGATGGCTGGCCGCGGTGGTGCGCGGCTTCCGGGGAAGCCCCCCGCAATGCCCGGGGATGCCCGGGCAACTTCCCTGCTCTGATCAGAGACCACGGGTTGCCCGTGGTGAGGGGTGGTGACTGGTGGCGGCGTTCGGTGCGTCGCTTGGCGGCGCCGTGGCCATGGCCCGGAAACGCGAAACCCGCCGACGGGTTGAACCGCGGCGGGTTAGCGGTGGCGCAATCGCCGACCGTGCCGCTTGTGAATCACCGATTGAGTCGGCTGTCAAATCGCTCGGGGATCGCAAAGCGTTGACGGATGGTTGCCAAAGGCGGCCGCCGCTTGCCCGGTTTCACAATCCAGCGATACTCGTTCGGGACACTTCCACAAACCGAATATGCACAGCGCAGGGGAAGCATGGCCGCGAAGAAAGAAACAGCGATGACTGCAGAGGCCTTCCGAGACTGGCAGGAGGGCTTACGCATTCCGAATCACATGGCCGCAAGGCAACTCGGTGTCTCAACGAACGGCCCGACCAACTACCGCCAGAACGGCGCCGGGCGGACCGTTGCTCTCGCCTGCTCCGCGATCGAAGTCGGGCTTGATCCTTGGACGCCAGAGGGGCGCGCCGAAATGCGGGCGCTACGCCATGTTTTGGAGGCAATCCGGGCGGTGGCCCACAAATGACACCACTGCAGAACTAACTTTATGGCAGCGCCAGCCGCTTCCCGATCCGGGAAGCGGCGGTAAATCTCAATGAGGTTGGTCATGGATTACTTGATCGCGATGTAGCGACCATCGACGGTCGGTAGGTAGCTCGTGTCGCCGTTGCGGTCGGCGAGCTTAAGGGCCTGCGCCTTGGTCAAGGGCTTAACCGCAAGGTTGATTTCGGAATTTTCCGCCACGTATGCGTCCCGCGCCGCGCGGCTCTCGAAAACAATCGCCGAAAAGGTGTTGTCGAAGCCGACCGACGTATCGCTGCCATAGGAATTGGTGCGGGCGAAAAACTGCGTCTGCTGGCGGTTCGGGTGGTTGGTCATTTTCGGTCTCCGCCCCTGATCCCCGAGGCGCGGGCGCCAGCCCTTGCTGACAATCACAACCCTAACAGCTAGCCATATGGGCGCCAAGCCTAAAAGCGTGCGCCGCCGACCTGATTTGTGATATTTTCGGCGTTTTCTGATTTATTTTGTGTTTTCCGCTTGACGCCGCGCCCGGCTTCTGTATGGTGCGGACACCGGCCGAATGTGGCCACCGAATGAGGACCCGGACAAAATGTCCGCAATTCTTTCCCTCTGCATTGAACAGCCGATCCTGCCGGCCACCGTCCTAAGCATGGCCGTTGGCGTCCTGATTATGTGGTTGGAAGCGCCGGCCACGCCGCGGCGCCACCGTCGGAAGGTCCGCCGCACCTAACTCCCCGCAACCGGTCAACTGTGACCACCGAACGAGGACAACATGCACAGCAACACAATCAAAGGTCTCATGCTAGACGCCGCTGCGGCGCTGACCTCCGGCCACGCCGCGGCCGCGCATCGCCTGATGTGCTCCGCCGACCGCCTGGCCGTAGCCGATCCGAGCATATCGGCCACGCGCCGCGACTTGATCGCTACCGCGCGCGTCGCCGTTGCCTCTGTGATGAACTCGAGCCGTTACCATGAACTCGCATAAGATCGCCAAGGGCGCGCCCGTCTCTTACAAATGCGGACACGGGGACCGAGTTAGCGCCATCGTCAAGCGCCGCCACCGTGACGGCACCGCGACAGTTGAAGCGCGCTTCGTGATGAACCAGGACGGCACGGAACGCGGTTGTTATCTCGGTTTCCGCTATCGGCTGAGCGTTTCAATTCTGGCAATGCGCTAACTATGAACGCTTCCGCCTTGCGCCGGTTTGGCCGGCGCAATGGGAAGCGCTCCTGCTTCAAACCGCCAACTGTGGCACCCAATGAGGACAGACTATGCGAATTTACACCGCCACCGCTCGCTTTGACACCGGCCGCCCGCTGACGAATGAGGAACTGTTCAAGGTCGCGCCTTCAATCTTCGCGACCACGGCGCATCATTCGCGCTCCGATCGTTTCCAGCCGATCCCGACGATTGCCGTACTCGACCAGCTGCGAAAGGAAGGTTTCGAGCCGGTAGGCGCGAAGCAAGCGATGGCGCGCGAGGGTGACCGCCGCGACTATGCAAAACACCTGATCCGGCTTCGCCGCTTCGATAACGTCAAGGCGTATCAGGTTGGCGACACGATTTGCGAAATCCTTCTGAAGAACGCGAACGACGGCACGTCCGCTTATGATCTGCTGGCGGGTTTGTTCCGTATCCGGTGCATGAATTCGCTGGTTTCGCAGGAATCGACCATCGAAACCGTCAAGGTCCGCCATTCCGGTGACGTTGCGAGCAAAGTAATCGAGGGGACCTATTCCGTGCTGAGCGAAGCCCAGAAGTCGCTTGCCGCACCGGATCAGTGGTCGCGGATTACTTTGACCGAACGCGAACGGGAAGCGTTCGGCGCCTCGGCTCGGCTCCTGCGGTTCGGCGATGCCGACGGCAACACTGACACGCCGATCACTCCCGCGCAGATGGTCCGACCGCGCCGCCGCGACGATATGGCGAATGATCTCTGGACGACGTTTAACGTTGCACAGGAAAACGCAATTCGCGGCGGGCTCCGGGCAATTGGTCGGGATGCTAACAACCGTCCGCGTCGTGTCACCACCCGCGGCGTCAATGGCATCGATCAAGACGTCAAGTTGAACCGGGCGCTGTTCACCTTGGCGGCCGAAATGGCGAAGCTGAAAGGCGTCCCCCTCGCCGCCTGATCCGCGGCGGCGCGGCCGAGCTCTACCGGCGGCGCCGTCTCACCCTCGCGATTGCAGCCCATGCCGCGACGATGTGCGCGGCATGATCGGCAAGCGCCGAACCGGCCAAATGTGGCCACAAACCTAGAGGAGCCCGGACAATGTCGACGAAACGCATCCCGATCAAATTCGACCGCAAGCGTATCCGCCGCCAAGTCGAGCGCACCGGCAAACGAGCGTTTCTGAATTCGTGCCTTTGACGTTTCGACACTGCGGCGCGCCGCAGCGCCGCAGCACGAAACGCCACCGCAACCGCGCAACTGTGCGCACCTTAGGAGGAGTCACCATGCAACCCGTCAACCCGGCATCGGTCCGCGCGGCCAAGGCATCGGACCGCAAGGCGCTGGCGATCATCGCTTACGACACCGCGACCGCCGATCCGCAGAACGCGAATTGGCGCGCGGTCGCCGATATGCTGCGTCTCGCATTGCCGGCTTCCAGGACTGCTAAGACGGCGGCGCAGGCTGCCGAGCCGAGTCGCTTTGCGCCGTGGTCGGATTATTCCGTCAACTCGGTTTCATCCAAGCGCCTCGGGAAATCTCCCGTGGTGGTGGTGACATTCGCCGATGGCGAAACGGTCCGCGCGCCGGCGGTTTCGCTCTCGGGTAAACCGATCAATATCGGTCGAGCGCTCCGCGTCGCTTCGGCGTTCTATCAAGCCCGCATCGCTATCCGCTACGGACGGACATCCGACGACTCGCAATGCGTCGACGTTCCCGCGATCGTTTCCGCGGTGTGCGAAACCACGGGCGCCGAATTCGATCCTGCAGAGTGTTCGGCGCGAACCGCAGAGCTCCGCCGCGGCGCGTTCAACGTCGCCGCAACGCTGGCGGAATTCGACGCCACCGCTGGCGATGGCGCCGACCACCTGCAACGCGAGGCGCACCTGCAAGCCGCTTACAGGACCGCGCTGCGAGCGCACCGCGCCGCCGGGCTCGGCGACATGGCGCCGACGGAATACACCGACGCGGACCGCGTTGACGCCACCGAATGGCTGCAGGATCGGCCGGCAATGGTCGCGGCGATCAAGGCGGCGACGCGCGCCGGCCGCCGATCATTCACCGATGCGGCCATGCGGCTGACCTGGGCCGTAATGACGTTCTGGCCGGGCGCGGCGGATTCCGAGCTCGGCGGCGCTGGCCACGGCGCGCCGGCCAGCGATGCGGCGGCGGCTGCCGAGACGGAAAGCGCCGCCGTGGCGGATACGGCGCCGCCGGTGGCGCCGCTGGCTGCCGACATGGTTTCGCCCGCGGCTGCCGAGACCCGCGACCACGCGCCGCCGGAGACGGCTGCAGCAGTTGCCAAGACGGCGCGCAACGATGCCGAGCCGAGCCCAGCCGCACCGCGGGCCCGCGCGGCGCGGTTCAAGATCCCGCCGCGGCTTCTGGCGACGTCTTGGCTTGCTCCGGTTGACCGGTTGCGACCTTCGGCGCCGCCTTGCGTTCTGCGGGTTGCGGCATAGGAGCGGCGCGCCATGAAACGCAACCCGCCGACCTTTGCCGAGCTCTGCGACGCGGTGGCACGCCGCGCGCCGCCGACCACGCAAACCGAATGGCGCGCCGCTTCACGCGCTATCCGAGAGGCGCGCCGCGCATCTGGCGGGCGCGTCGGCCGAACTATCATCCTCCCGTGCGGGACGTCGCACCGGTACATCTACGCCGAAGCTTCGTTCGGCGGGATGCGCTGCTACAACGGGCCCGGCCACCTTGCCGCGGTCGACATGATCGCGCACCACCGCCGCCGCCTGCAGGAAGGCTGCCGAGCCAGCCGGGTTGAATTCGCCCGACAGTTTGCCGCAGCTGCGCGGCGAGATGGCAGGGTGCCGCTACCATGAAGCAGCGCCGCCAAGCGGTCCGCAAATCGCGCTGCCCGCACTGCCGGCAACTGCGGCCGTTCTACATGATCGAACGCCACATCACGCAATGCGAGGAGCTGCGCTAACCCCCTCGGCTACGGCCGATTCCCCCTCCCGGCTACGTCTGATTTTTGAACCGCGCGACTGTGCGCACAATCGAGGAGACCGAGCAGATGCACGCATTTATCAACGTCGAAACCTGCGGCCACATTTACGGGCCTGGCGGCCGTGGCGAGATCGAGCTCGACCCGGCGGCGAAAATCTGCGGATCAGAAACGATCGTCCACAGCCGCGAGTTGCCCGGCTTTGTCGAGGACCGCGCCAACGGTAGCGCCGGCGTCACCTATGAGTCGCATCGCTTCTCGGTGCACTTCCTGGCGTTCGCCCGCGGCGGCGCGGCCGTCGGCGATTTCTGTGGCGTGCTGGTCCGCGTTCACCACGGCGCCGGCTGGGAACTGTGGCGCGGCGACGACATGCTCGCGGATGCGCTGTGGCGCTACGGCGATGATGACCGCGGGCTATTCAAACTCTGCTGGTACATGATCGATGCCGCGCGGGCGGCGCGCGGCGGCGGCGCGCACATGGAGGGCGAGAGATACCGCCGCGCGTTCGTTGATGGGCGCCTCCGCAAGCGCAAGCTCCCGTCGCGCGGCGCTTATCGAGTCTGGATCGACCCAGAACGTCCCGCCCCTACGGCCGATTCCGTTATCCCCGCGTTCGGCTGATTTGGAGGATCGAGAAATGAAAGCAATACAGAACGCCAATGGTTTCCGCGTCGGGCAAGCCGTTCGTGTACTTGTGCCGTGCATCGGTGACGACCACGAAGGGACTGAGCACCACTTGCCGGCCGGTCGCCATGGAACGGTCGAGCAAATCGACGAATACCCATTACCGCAAGGGCTGGCATTCACCGTTTATGTGCCTGTCGATGGCGAGCGCGGCATAACAAACGTGTTCGATGAGTCCGACGGACACATCCGCGACTTTATCGAGCCTGAGACCGTCGCCGGCAGCAATTGAACCGTTGACCATCGCAGCATAGCCGCTGCGTATTTTCTCAAAACCGCCAATAGTGGCACCCGATGAGGAGACCAGAAATGTCCGGCACTGCAACCACCGCAAAGCTCACACCTTGCCCGAACTGCTCGGAGCCCGTCGACATCGACAGCTTGGACGAGTTCGAATGCACTTACGAGCAGTGGAAGTGCCACGCCTGCGGCTCCTGGAACAATCGCAGTGACGGCGCGGAACAGGCCGAGAGGGTGACCGGTCTTGACGATCAGGAGACCGCAATCATTCTCGCCGGGCTCCGCATGATCCAACGCATGGGCGTTCAGAATGAGGAGGACGACATCGCCAGCGGAGGCGGCGAGTTCGACCCGCTCGGAGATGATGAAATCGAGGCTCTTTGCGAGCGGCTTTGCCGCCCAGTTGCGGATATCACGGCGGGTCGGAACGCACTTTCCGTGCTGCGCGCCATTCGTTCCGACAACCCGGAGTTTGAGACCGGCGCCGCCGTCGACCACGCGGACGTGACGGCACGTCTTGCCAAGCGCTGGCCGGAGATTTGTGCCGAGCTCGACGCCCACCCGGTTGCGCCTTCCCCGGACTGGCGCCGCATCGCCCATGAACTCGACGGCGCGCTCGACGCCTGCACCCACCAAATCAGCCAGATGCGCGGCATGTTCGACGATGCCGACGGCACGATTCAGGAAGCTGTCGACGCTGCCGACGAAGCGGCGGCATCCTATCGCGCCGCCGTCGCCGGCAGCCCCACACCTGTGACGGTGACTATCTGGAGCGTCTACACCGACGGCGACAACCTCACGCCTCGCGTGACGCTGCATGCGAGCCGGCCGGATGCCGAGCAACGCGTGCGTGACGTGCTGGACAACGACACTGCCGAGGATGTGGCGGAGCAATGGGCGGCGGAAACCGACGGCGGCATGTGCTGCATTGAGGAGCACGCATTCCCGCTCCCCCCCGCCGCCATCTGATTCCCCCGACTACGGCTAATTTCGGAGACAGAAATCATGACCCAGGAACATGATCCGGCCGACCGCGAGACCTGCAGTTACTGCGGCATCGCCGAAGATATCCATCTTCTAGACGGCGTTCTCGATGCCGACGGGAACGACACAGGGAAACTCGCATGTATCGCTTGTTACCCAGTCCCGGACACCTGGGAGCCGTGCGGTGTTGAGCATATCGAGATCAGCATCGCACCGTCTCTAATGCCTCGTTATGCTGCATGGAACCATCTTCGGCTGCTTCGCAAACACGCTTACAAACTATCTTCCGTCGTCTTGAGAAGTGCTATCGAAACACTCGATAGCTTGACCTATTACGACAAAGATCAGAATTCACACATCCTGGCGTCGCCAAGGTACATGAAGGCGCTTCGCAAAGCTCGCCGGCAATCGGGGCGACTGCGGGCCGCGATCCTCGGAAATTCTGACGCCATCACCGAGGCGCTGCGCAAATACGAAGCCCCGCTTCTTGACGCGGCGTCCCTGTTCGAGGATGGCGCGGCACTGAACTACTGAACTACTGAACTGCAACCGCGCGATTGTGCGCACCGCATGAGGAGCCCAGACAAATGACTATGACCGCAACCTATTCGCCCGATGACAACAAGCTGCGCCTGTACGCTTCGCGGCGACTTGACGCCGAGACCTTTGCACGCGTGAAAGCCGCTGGCTTCAAGTACGCACCGAAACAGGACCTTTTTGTTGCGCCGTGCTGGTCGCCGGAACGCGAGGATTTGCTCCTCGAGCTCTGCGGAGAGATCGGCGACGAGGATACATCGCTGGCCGACCGCGCCGAGCAACGCGCCGACCGCTTCGAGATTTACGGCGAGAAGCGCCTAGCCGAAGCGGAGGCGGCGCGCGAAGCCGTGGCGGAAATTGCAGACGGAATCCCGCTTGGCCAGCCGATCCTGGTCGGCCACCACTCCGAACGTCACGCCCGCCGCGACGCGGAGCGGATCGAGTCGGGCATGCGTCGCGCGGTGAAGCTGTGGCGCACATCGGAATACTGGGCGCGGCGCGCGGCGGGCGCGATCCGTCACGCCAAATACAAGGAACTGCCGGCGGTGCGTCACCGGCGGATCAAGGGTATCGAGGCGGACCGCCGCAAGGTGGAGCGCAGCAAAGCCGAGTCCGAAAAGTGGCTGAAGCTCTGGGCGGCTGCCAGTGCAGAAACCGACCCGCCGCGCCAACTCGCGTTTGCTAGGAAGCTCGCAAACGTCGGTTACATGACGCTGCCGAAGAAGGAAGGCGACCGCGAGGACATGCCGAACGGCCCGAGCGCGTGGACGGCACTCAGTGACGAACCGTCGCCGGGTGTTTTCGCGCCGCGGACCGTCGCCGAGGTGATTGCGTACGCGTTGAGCATCTATCCGCGATCGATCGAGCGCGCCGCCCGTTGGTTGGAGCACTATGACAACCGCCTGGTCTATGAGCGCGCCATGCTCGCCGAGCAGATCGGCGGCGGCGATGAAGGCGCGGCGGCGACAATGGGCGACCGATTTCCGTTCACCGTCGGCGGCAAGGTGCAAGTGTCGCGCAGCCACGCCCGCAGCGAGTGGCTGACCATCCTGCGCGTCAACCGCACCGGCGGGACGGTCAACAGCATCACCACCGAGGCGCCGGCCGGCGTGCATTGGCAGAAGACTTGGAAATTCAGCGTTGAAGAGGTGACGGCCTACGAGGCGCCCAGCGCCGCCGCGGTCGAGCAGGCGAAGGAAGCGGCGAAGCTGCCGCCGCTCTGCAACTATCCCGGTGACGGCTTCGTGCACATGACGAAGGACGAATACGAAAAGGTGCCGAAGTCATACCGCGGCTATCGCGAGCTGCGAAAGCTGCCCGACGGGCTCGGCCGGCATCGCACACGTGTTGCGATCGGCGCCTATGCGTTCCGCGGCAAGTGCGAAGACAACAAGCGGCATAGCTACTTCCCCGTCTTCATCACCGACGCTAAGCGCGTTGACCCTCCCGCGGCGCCGGCGCCGACCGAGCCGACCACACCGGCGGAATTCGTCGCCGAGATCGTCGCGCCTCCGAGCGCGGCGAAGGCGGAACGCGCCGCCTCGCCGGAGATCGACGCCGCAGCGGGTGAGAGCCCCGCCGAAGCGACAACCGGCGCCACCCCCTCGGCTGCGCCTTCCTGTGCCGCCGAAGCGCAGCGCGTGCTGGGATCCGCTCAGGACGAAGCGGAGCGGGCCGGCGCCGAGATCATCATGGGCCTTGGCCAATATCGTGTCGGCCGCGGCGCGGTCGTTACTGGCTGGCACGACGCTGCCGCGGATGCCTGGCGCGAGTTCTGCGACCTTGCAGGCCTTGCGTTCTCCGAAGATCTGACACCACCGGCGCGGCCGCGCGCCGCCCCCGCGGCTACGGCTGATTCTGCAGCCCCCTCGCGCGCGGCTGATTTCGAAGCAATGGCGGCGGCGATCCGTTCCGGCCAAGCGGTGCAGGTGGTGGCGGCGCCGCAGTTGTTCGCGACGCCGCGCGACCTTGCTGCGGAGGTGGTCGAACTCGCCGAGCTGGAGACCGGGCACCGCGTCCTAGAGCCATCCGCCGGCACCGGCGCGCTGGTCTGGCCTGCAATTGAGCGTGGTGCCCGCGTGACCACCGTCGAGATTAACGAGGTTCTATCCAAAGGGCTCGGCTGCAGCCAACGGATCGAGCACGGCGTCACCTTGGATTTCCTTACTCTTCGGCCGTCCGAAGAATGGTTATTCGACCGCGTGTTGATGAATCCACCCTTCGAGAACGGCGCCGATATCAAACACATCGAGCACGCGCTGCGCTTCCTGAAACCCGGCGGTCGTCTGGTCGCGATCTGCGCGAATGGTCCGCGCCAACGCGCCCGGCTTATGCCGATCGCCTCGACGTGGCGCGACCTTCCGCCGGGCTCGTTCAAGTCGTCGGGCACCATGGTGAACGCCGCGCTGCTGGTGATCGAGGCTCCGAATGCACCCGCGGCTACGGCCGATTCCGCCGGGCCCGTCGCCTCAGCCGGCGCGGAATAGCCCCCCTCGCCTACGATTGATTCCCCTATCCCCGGCTGCGGCCGATTTGAGAGGAAACGAACGATGCCAATGATTGAACTAGCCACTGAGGAGAAAGACCTGCTGCGGCGGCTCGCCGCGAGCAAGGTGGAGGACAGCGACACAACGGCCGAGCGCCTGGTGGTGAATTGCGGGCTGGCACGCCGCGTCGACCCCGGCATGCTGGAAATCACCGAGGCAGGCCGACTGGCGGCGCGCACCGGCAAGGTCGAACGTCACCCGTTCCACTACGACGTGTTCTGCGACCTCTCAGCCCGCATCGAAGACGTCGCCAAGTCGCGTGATCCGCGGCTTGAGAGTGCTGTTCGCCGGAAGCTTGAGGAAGCGGCCCATGCGATCTGGGAGGCGTGGAATCTTCAATCCGAACTTGAGCGGGCTGCTGGCCTACGCGCGTGACCAAGACCTGAACCCGGCAACTGTGCCGACCGAGAGAGGAGCACGACATGATCCACCGAACCCTTGAAATTTCAACTCGCCACCTGTCGCCGAACGCGAAGGCCTGGCTGTCCGCGTGCACGATGATCGCGCCGATCTCTCGCGCCGCAACCACCGTCTTGGCGGCGACTGGCGCCGGCTGGCTTGTCCAGGTGCTCGGGCAGCCTTGTCGCGCTGTGGCGCGTCTGCAGGTCCTGCTGGAGCGTCGTGAAATGCTGCTCCGAACTCCCGGGCTCGGCCGGCACGGCGCCGAGCTGGTCAAACGCTTCGATCGCGCTATCGACGACACCGTGACCACGCCGCCAGAAGGCATGCCGACCGACCTCTGGAGGTGCTTGGCGCGCGCCGCCGCCGAGGACTGCAGACTGGTGCTGTTCGACGACGAGGCGCCTACCCTCGACTGGCCGGAGATCCCAGACGCAGGCGACGCGCTGCGCCGCTGCGAGGCGGCGTCGTGAGCCGCGAGGTTCGGCGCGTGCCGGCGACTTGGGCGCATCCTCGGGACCGGCAAGGCCGCTTCATCCCGCTGCGCGGCGGAAACTACGCCGCTGCGGCGGCCGCCTGGGACGAAGGCGCAGCCCAGTGGGATGCCGGCATGGTGGCAACCAACGACAGCCGCCCGGGCGCGCCGGCGTGGCGCCCTCGCGATGGCTTCACGGTCTCGCGCAGCTACGAAGACTTTGCTGGGATGCGTCCGGTCGCGGCGACCTTCATGCCGAACTGGCCGCCGGAGGAAAGGACGCATTGGCAGATGTACGAGACCTCGAGCCACGGCACCCCGCTCTCTCCGCCTTTGCCGTCCGCCGCCGAGCTCGCCTCCTGGCTGGCCGACCACCACGCAAGCATAGGCCCCGGTTTGACGGCTTCGGCCACTGAATGGCTGAAGCTGATCGAGCAAGGCCGCGGCACGACCTTCAGCTTCGACGAACGCGCGAACCCGGTCTCGCTTCTGGCCCCACCCCCGGACTACGGCCGATTTCCCAGGATTCGCCGGCTCATTCGCCGTTGGACCGGCCGACGATAGCCGCCCCCCACGGCTACGGCCGATTTCCCATGAACAGATTCGAGCCGCGGTCTTCCACAGGCCGCATGGCAGAGCTTGCGGAGGATGGATATGCTAAACCTAGAGACGAGGACTGCTGAAGTGTCACTAAAACCGATATGCGACCTCAACGTCGCCAAGCGCTATATCGCCCAGGCGGTGCCGCTTGGTGAGGATCCTTGCCAGTTCAACGCGATCTGGGCAGCCCCCGGGCAAGTCCCCAATTTCGTCTATGAGGGCGACGATCCCGAGGTCTTCTCGACCGCCGATGACGCCGAAGCAAAGGCTCGCAAGGTTCTTTTCGAGGCTCTCAACGCCCGCCGGCCGGCAAGGCAAGCCTATGTTCCGAACCAGCCTGGCCTGCGCCGCGCGGTGAAATTCCTGAAGATGACCGGCGAGGAGTTCGCGGTCGCCCAAGCTGCGGCCGATCTGACCGACGCTGAGATTGCCTTTGCATGGGGGACGACCCCCGATCGGGTGGTCCGCTGGAAATCTGGCGCGGACGCAGTGCCCTTTGCGATGCACTGGGTGCTTCCGCTCCTGAAGGACGAGAAAAACTACGAGTTCGTGCTCGACGTGGCTGAACAGAAGACCGTCGACAAATAGGCGGAGGTTCGCAATGGCAAGCGGCTTGGGCATGGATCATGGGGCGATGACGAGCCAACCCGTCCGCATGGTCGGCCGCGTCGCGATCCGGCCCGGACCGATCGCCATCCTCACCGAGCGCGGAACCATCAGAACGCGGCGCCGGGTGCCGAGCGCCACCCCGAAATATCCGATCAGCTCGCCGGGTGCCTGGATCGCGGACGGACACCGCACGGCCTATGTGCGCTGCACCTGGTGTGGACATGAGGTGAGCAGCCTGAGGCTTGACCAGCTCCCGCCGGATTGGCCGTGGCGGCGCGTGTGCCGAGCGATGCTTTGCACCGAATGCGGAACGCCGGGGTGCGTCCACGTCGTGCCGAACTGGCACGACAACAAGCTCCATAAAACGCCGTTCACCTCGGCCTGGCGAGCGGACCCGCCAGCATGAAGATCATCTCGACGACAGACCGCCACGCGCGGCCGGTGTGAGCGGTGTCCTGGACGCTGCGCTTTGATCCGCCGATTCCGCTACCCGATGGCGGCGAGATCGCCACGCTGCGCGAGGCCGGCGACTACATCGCCGCCCTGCCGCCGGCCGAGCAGCGCCACCCGGAGGTGCAGGTCGCCATCCATGTCCTGCTCCAGGCGGCTGACCACGGCGGGCCGATGATCTTTGCCCGCATGGGCGTCCTGCGAATGCTGGCGCGCCACGATCCACCGCCGACACCACGGCCGGCACGGCGCCGCCGCTGGTAGCCGCGGCGCTTACCGCCGCCGCAATCACGTCTCACCGGCGGGGCGCCGCCGACATATGTGGCTAGGTCGCGCCGCCGCCAGAGCTGCGGTCCATCCTGGCAGCGCGGGCTTCAATGCCCTTCTTGACGTTGTGGGCAGCGCATTTGCATGCGCCATTGCTTAGGTCGAACCTGAGTTCCGGACGGTCTTTCACCTCGAGGATGTGATCAGCGTACATCCTGTCGCCGCGCGCCCGGCTCCGTTCGCACCGATGGCCGTTTTCAACGTGCTCGCACCGCCATCCGGCCCGGCTCTTCACCTCGAACGCCCATGTTTTGTGTGCGGTTGACCCATAGTCGCTGTCTGCCGTCTTCGGTAGCGGCTTGGCCTTCCGCGCATCAAGCACAGCGACTCGAGAGCCGAGCATCTTCACCATCATCCCACCTTCGGCTGGTGTCGCGCCCCAAACCTTCTGGTCATGTAGCGGACCAGTTGCTCTCTGAGATCCCATGGCATGTTTGGGTCATCAATCGACAAACAGACAAACCCGTGCATCCGCCACACCCGCACCTTCGTCTCTTCTGCGGTCTCTCTGGAGTTCGGCGCGAATCTACCAAGAGACATCGTCACTCGACCTTCTTGATGTTCGCGGCGAACCGGCCACGATCGCCGTGTTGAACATCGAACGACCACTTCTCACCGAGGCCAGGCTCGGCCCGGATGCCGTTCTTTCGAAGCTCGCTCATGTGGAAGAACACGCGGGATCCATCCTCGGCTGCGATGAATCCGTAGCCCTTCGTCTTATCGAACGACGTCACAGTCCCGTTCACCTGGTCTCCTCCTCACCCTGACCAATAACCTTGGCTCCTGCCTCGATCACCTTCTTGAAAGCGCGCCATGTCGGGTCGCGCGCGAGCCTGGCCGGGTCGTAGAATTCGGTCAGCGCATTGAGGGCTACATCGATGTCGTGGTTCACCGATCGATGGTCCCTGCCGCCCAGCGCATGAATCTTTGCAGCCGTCTGCGCCATAATCAGCACGCCCACGCAGATGTCGTAGTTCCGTTCCCCGATGTAACGCTGAACTGAATTGAGGCGCTTCTGAGCCTCTACGGCTCGAAGATGGCCAGCGTGCGCCTTCGCCGACGCATCGACCCGCGGATCGAATCCGGGAGACCGAAGACCAGAGTAGAACGCCGCCTCCCAGTCTCTCACGAAACGCTCGGCGGCCGGCTGATGAGGTACGCGCAGTTGCTTGACCCGTCGGAAAGAGTGCTGAAGCGTGGTGACCAGCACGTTCTGATTAGGATGATCCGGATCCGGGATAACGTCGTGGCGTTCACCCCTATTCAGACGGTCTTTCTCCGCCTGTCGCTTCTTCTGCTTCTTCGACGGCGCCGGTGTATGGCCGGTGATGTTGAGCGGATCAGATGCCGCCGCATGTGATCTCGCCGAAGCGCGGATCGCGGCCTTGTTACTTTCGATGTAAGCCTCGACCAACTTCGCCTGAGGAGTGTCGTATCCCATTGACCAAGCAACACCAGCTTCCTGAATCAACCGCTCCTGCGCGCGTCGCTTCTCATGATCAAGCTGTGCCTGATATGCATCTGCCGGAGCTTGGCCTGCATTGTCCGCTTGATTTTTCTTCGCAGACTTCGCTCTGCGCCGCTTATCCGCTCCCATCGTTCCCTCACGCGCGAGATCCCAGCAGAACGAGTAGGACGGCCGGCGTTGGTTGTCACTAAAGCAACCCTTTCAGAAGGCCCTCCGTCAACGCCTCAAAACGGGACGTCCGCCTGATCGACATCGCCAAAGAGCATACGAGAGCCGTTAAACCCGACCGTCTTCCAGCTTCCGCTCGATCCGTCACGTACCTTAAGCGGTGCGATCTCAGCTCTATCGCGCCAGTTTTCCATGTTCTTGCACCACTCATCGAACGGTTCACGACCTCGAGGATTTGCCTCTGATGGCGGCTCCGGCTGATTCTGCTTCAACCACTCGGTCGGCACGCTGACCCCAAGGATTACGTCGCTTGCTTCCTTCAAGCCGCCGCCGCCGTAGATGTCGCTATCTTTGAACCGCCAGTTCCCTGCAGACTTCTGTCCCTCCTTGGTAATCTGCGCGAGCTGAATGAATACGGCGTCGAGCTCCTTCGCGAGGTCTTTATTCGTCATCGACGCATGTTCGATCGTCTTGATGTCGTTCCAACCATCCCGCTCCGGCTGCACAATCCGAAGGTGGTCCAGAACGAACAAACGAACGCCATACCGTCGGTGCGCGGCCCGGCACTCGGCTGCATATTGCTTCGCAGTCATTGCGCCGCGGTCAAGAATATGGATCGGCATCGCATCGAGCTGCCGCCGAGCCTGAAGCAGCGCCTCGTAATCCTTCTCGGTGAAATCGCCGGTGCGCTGCCGGCGGACCGAGATCCCCGTCATTGAAGCCAGGTCTCGATATCCGATTTGCTCGCGCGACATCTCGAAGCTAAGGAACAGCGAGGCATGGACCTGGGACGGGTCAAGCGATGGCGATGCCGCATGACGCAGGATCTGGGACGTCAGCGCAGATTTTCCGTGTCCAGATCTCGCCGCTATGGTCACCAGCGTCCCCCCTGTAAGAGGACCAATGGCCTTGTCGATCTCGGCGATTCCCGTAGTGATCCCGATCGCCCGGCGGCCGCGGGATTGGTAGGCCTCCCCAGCTTTCCTCAGTGCTGTGTCGGCAGCCTCGCCGATCGAAACAGCGTGCTTGGCGCGGTCCGCATCGTCGACTGCGCGAAGCCGATCTTCGATCGCCACGCGCGTCTCTTCGAACGATTTACCCTGCTGGTTGGCGATGCGCCCAATCGCGACGCGCTCCCGCTCCCGCCATGCCGTCAGCAGCGCATCGACGAAATCCGTTGCGCTGCTGACGTCCTGTGCCTTCTCGACCAACACGAGAAGCACAGCCTCTCTCGAGCCGACCCCTTCCCATTCCTCCGGCAACGTCGCTTCAAGAAGAGACAGGCTCAGGTTGCGCCCGCTTTGACAGCAGTTCGCCACCGCCGAGAAGATGTCGCGAAAATGGGGGACCGTGAAGTGCTCGGCCGAGAGGATGCCGGCGATCTCCCAGTACGCATCCGCCGACCCGATGATCTTTCCGATCACCGCCTCCTCGGCACGAACGTTCGCCAGCGGATTCACGCGCCCTCCTCCATGCGGCGGCGCGCATTCCAAATGTCCAGATAGTCCTGCCGCATCTTGGGCTCAGGCTGTGTATCGGCGCGGAGGCCGATGGCCTGAACACGTTCCCGGAGCTTCCGAGCCGCCGCCCGCCCGGCCGGCTCGGCGATGAGCAAGTCGTCCTGTTGTTTCCGCCAGGGCTTGTCGCCATCGGGGAAGGTCGTGATGTGGTTCACGCCTAGAGGGGGCTCAAAGCCGATCAGCCCCGACGTCGACAAGCACGGCCAGACCGGGTAGCGGTGCCTGATCAGCGCCGCCGCTCCGCCGGCGGTCTCCAACCCCTCGCATACACCGATATGGTCGGCCATTCCGCCAAGACGCACAGCGCCGCCGCCGGCCGGCCCGAGGCCAAGTTTAGCGTTTTCCACGGGCGCTTTCGTCGGCTTCTTCGGGTCGAGAAAGATTCTCCAGACCGCCGTAAGATCGCCGACGACATCATCAACGCGGGCTACCACTGCGCCAAACCAAAGCCGTGGGTCCAGGTCGTAGCAAAGCCGCGGGTGATACCTCACGACATCCCACCATCCGCCAGGCGGCTCCGGCACGCCACGTTCCATGAAATAGGCTTCGGCCTGCGTCCCTTTGATTGGGATCGACTCCTGCCAAACGACGCTGGCGATCGCCAGCCGCTTTCGTTCTTCCTCGATCGACCGCCGCTCCGCTTCCGCCCTCTCGTCGGCGCATTTAGCAAGCCACTCCTCTCGACGCCGTCGTTCTTCCGGCGTCTCCTGCCTTCGTTCTTCCATGCCAACAAACTCGCGAGCTGCCCGAAACACGTCGGCATCCGCGCGATGTCCCTTTCCCCCATTGAACCCGTAGGCAAAGAGGTTCAGCTCGTCGCCGCCAACCCCCTCTGACTTCCTGGCCCACGCTCCTCGAGGGCACTTTGGAGACGGCGCGAGATACACCATGAACGACCCGAGATCGCGCTTATTAGCGGGGGCACAATACGCAAGCCGGCCACGCTTCACCCATCCAGGCCAGAAGTGGTCGAGCAGCCGCTCAAGATCTTTGTTCAGCCGCGTCTTGATTTCCTCAGCGTCGTTCTGCGGGCTCATATTCCACCTGCCCGCTCAATCGCTTCACGCTTGCATCGCTGCCAAAGCGCGTCAGCGATACGCATCGCCGCAAGCGTGCGATCGAGTTGCGAGTCGAGAAACCGATTCCCCTGCGCTGTATATTCGGCCTCGAAGCGTAAGTTGGCCCGCTTCGCCGCGCGATCGGCCAAGCGTCGCCGGCGCTTTGTGAGTTTGCTAACAGCAGCCCAATGCTTGCCGCAGATCCATTCCTGGTACAGGCCGCGCTTAATCGTCCGCCGGCAATAAGGAACGCAGCAGGATAGCCGGTCACTCACAGCATGCTCTCCTGCACGGCTGAGGTGACGGATTCCGCGGGCTCTGTCGGCTTCCATTTCTCGTAGTCAGCCTCAATTTCAGCATAGACCCGCGGATGCTGCGCTCTGAAGTCTGGCAATCCCGGCGCCGGCCGATAGGTTTTGTCCTCGCCGAGCAGCAACCAGCCGTTGGCAGACGGCAGCCACCGGCGGTGATCGATGTTGATATGCTTGAAGTCAGACCGGCGCAGATAGCCGCGCTTTTCCAGAATGATCGAGATCTTGATCGCTCGGATCTTCCAATCGGTAAGTTGCACCGGCGCTGACCGGCCCGCTTCAACATCGGGGACGTACTCAGGGAGCTTGATCCTCGACCTCGGCGCCCACTCGTACCAGTCATCACTGTTTCCGTAGCGATCGCCAGGAAGCAGTGGAGAGAGCGGCTTCATCCTGTTCGGACGATACTTCCGAAAATAATCAGCAACCTCCGCCTCTGATGGGCAGTAGATGACGGTCACGCCGATATACTTACAGATCCGGTGGAATCCACGCGGCTCGGTCGATGGCACCAGTACCGCTCTGCAGTCCGGGCCAGGCAGATCTGCCGCCCACGAGCCGTATTCTTCGAGCGCTTGGGATATCACTTCGGCGTTCAGCCGAAGCTTTGCCTCAATGCCGATCTGGAAACCGTCGGAGTTACGCACGAGCAGGATGTCCCAACCTCCCCACTCGTTGTATGGCGTCCATTCCGGCGGTAGCACGCTGATGAAGCGCGCGCAGAGTTCGGACTCCGACGCGAACGGTTTCGACGATTTCGGCATCTCAGATCCTAGGCAAACCGAACGTCAGTGATCGAGCGCCGCGGCGCCCATCCGGTACGCATCGGAACACGAGCAAAATACCTCTTGATCGTCGATGCTGCCTGCGAGGCTCTGGTTCTTCTGTTCGACGTGGAGCCGGTCCAACTGAGACATCATCGCCCTGACACTTGCTTCGATGGTGTCCCCTTGCTCGGGAACGGCGTCGAACTCACTGATCTGCTCTCTCAACGCCAGAGCAGCACGCTCCAAACGCTCCTGCCGATTGGTGCAGCCCCATTCAGCGAGCAGCTGCTCTCCCGTTCTGAAGTCGTCGTCGCAATCGTTGAGCATGGTCTTCTCTTTCTTCTGCTTCAAAAGAACTCGCGGCCGAGCGGCCGACGGCGGCGCGCCAATACGGGCACTCCCAGCACCGAGCCGACAACCACGACCGCAACCGCGCCGGCGATGACGATGAGGTTCAACCCGCTCATGCCGATGCTCTCTTCTGGCGCCGTTCAGTGGCTGAGGTATCAAGGTCAGCCGCATCCGCCATGATGGCCTTGACCTCGGCCTTCATCATCGCCACCGAGACCGCGTTTCCGATCTGCTTGATCTGCTCAGTCTTGGTTCCCGCGAATTCGTACTTGGTCTCTTCGTCGGTGAAGCCCATCGCGGCCGCGAGCTCGTGAGGTTCGAGCATCCGGAACAGGATGTCGTACTGCGGCGTCGCCGAGTGCGGCGCGCCTTCAGCATGCCGCGACAATACGAATGGCTCCACGACATAGCCGGCCCCTCGGCAGTCCGCTGTCGGCAGCGGGTCATGAACGGCATGTGCGCGGCCTGAACCGTTCTCTCCGTGTCGGTTAAGAACGAATGGTTCAACGAGCATGGGCCGTGCGCAGCCAGGATCATCTGATCCGGCGCCGCCTGTCGTGATGGTCGGCAGCGGGTCCGCCGCCGCCCGAGGTGCACCGGTGCTGCCAGGCGCCATAACGAAGGGCTCGGCGAGAAATAGATGACCAGCGTGCGCCGTCTGTGTCGGCGCCGGCGCCCCGACATCCGAGGCGGTCGACCTGCCCTTCATGTTGACAAGGAGAGGCTCGGCAAGACCAAGACGAGCCTGCGTCATAACGGTCGGCGCTGGCTGGTCGACGCCTTGCGCATCGCGACGGAAGTTCTGCTTTACCAAAAACGGTTCAGCCAACCCGATATGGGTGCCGCCGGCCGCCACCGTCGGAAGCGGCAAGGCCAACGAACGCCCGTTTGCGTTCCTGCGAAGCGTCACCAGCATCGGCGCGGCTCCGCGATGATTGCCGGCCACCTGCCCGATATCGCCGTTCCGGAGCGATCTCATCCACTTCAAATAGGCTTGCGCCCGAAACCTATATCGCTGGCGGTCCTCAGTGCGGCGCGAGTGCCGCTTAGCGTAGCAATCGGCAATGGAGCGGCTCAGCGACCGCTGCAGTTCATCAGCCAGCATCTCGAGCAAGATGTCTGGCCATTTGAATTTGATCGCACCGGCAAGGATCCGCGCCAGCGTTTTCGGCGCAAGCGGCACCTGGCGGCCGAAGATGGATCGTCCTTTGATGCTCCAGTCGATGATCTCGCGCGCCGGGCGCCAGGGCTTCAGATCACCGAAGGGCAGTACACTGCCGTCGGCCGGCATCTTCATGTGCGTCAGCGGAGCCCAACCCAGAGTGCGGCGATCGTTCCGCGCCTTCAGGATGAAGCGCTGTCGCGTTTGGGCTTCGCCATAGTTTGCGGAGTTCAACTTCCGCCATTCGGGGTTGAACCCGAGCCCTCGGATCACGTTGATCCATGCGTTGAAGTATTCGCCCTTCCGCGACTTCACCGGCTTCCCGGTGCGCGCGTCGACAGGCCCCCAGCTGATGAACTCCCACACGTTCTCGATGATCAGACGCTTGACCCGCAATTCGGTCAGCCACGTGATGATGTGCCAGGGGTCAGAGCGCTGCTGGTCAGATGTTGGCTTCCCGCCGCGGGCGACAGAGTGATGCGTGCAGGTCGGCGACGCCATCAGCAGATCTAGGTAACCTTCCGGCACAATCAGGTGCGGCCGCACCGTCGCGATGTCCTGGCAGTAATGCCTCGCCTGAGGATGATTCTTTGCGTGTGTTTCGATGGCCGTCGGCCAGTGATTTAGACAGACCAGGTCCATCTCCAAACCCAGCTCGTGGAGCGCTCGCGCGCAACCTGTCGAACTTCCCCCGGCCCCGCACAGCAGGTCTGCAACCAAGATCTTTCGGCGCGCCATGCTGCTCACACCCGCATCGGCATGAGCACGTAGAGCGCATCCGGATCGCTGCCAGAGAAGAGCGTCGGGGAACCGGGGTCAGCCAGCTTCACCGTGATCTTGTCGCCCGACAGCCGGCGAAGCATGTCTCCGAGGTACTGGCTGTTGAAGCCGATCTGCATCGGCTCGCCACTGAATTCGACCTCGAGCTCTTCGACCGCGCTGCCGGAATCCGGGTTGGTCACCGACAGCACCAGCTTGCCGGGCTCGATCGCGAGCCTGACCGCACGGCCCTTCTCCGTCGACACCACCGCCACGCGGCCCGTCGCCTCTTCGAAGTCGACCCGGTTGACCGACAACGTCTTGCTGTTGTTGATCGGCACCACTCGATTGTAGTCGGGGAATGTGCCGTCGATCAGCTTCGAGACCAGCACGAGCTCGCCGCTCGATAGTGCGATCTTGCTCGCCGACACCGAGACGGAAATATCATCCTCGGCGTCGAAGAGACGAGCGATCTCGCCAACCGTCTTTCGGGGAACGATGACGCCCCTCATTCCCCTGGCGCCATCCGGAACCGGAAAATCAGCTTGGGCCAAACGATGGCCGTCCGTAGCTACCGCACGAAGCGTCTGCGAATTGTCTCCACCATGAGTGTGGAGGTAAATACCGTTGAGGTAGTATCTCGTCTCTTCGCTCGAGATCGCGAACTCCGTCCGTCCGATCAGCCGTTGGAGATCGGCCCCACGCATCGCGAAGCAACTCGCGTCATCACTCCCTGGCTCCGACAGGTTGGGGAAGTCCGTCACCGGCAGGGTCGGCAACGTAAAGCGCGAGCGCCCGCTCTTCACAACGATGGTCCCGCCGGATCCGCCCTCGGGTTGCTCGATGGCGATCTCAGCGCCGGCCGGCATCTTCCGAACGATGTCGTGCAACAACTGCGCAGGCACCGTCGTCTCGCCGGAACGCTCGACCCGCGCTGCGAGAGAGTCACTGAGCTTGATGTCGAGGTCAGTACCGGTGACCCACAGTCGATCGACGTCAAAGCGTAGCAAGACGTTTGCGAGGATCGGCACCGTATTCCGCTTTTCGATGACCCGCGTCATGCGAGTGAGGCACCGCAGCAGCGGTACTTGCTCAACTGAGGCCTTGAGATTGTTCGTCAAAACGGCGTCCTTTCTGTCTGTTGACTCTGAGGGTCGAAAAGATCGCCGCGCGGCACTGCATAACGTGGGTCCAGCAATCCGCGCAGACACCACGCAACGCCGAGCGCCTCCGCGGCGTCCAACGACGTGATATTTCGGTCGACCAACTGCGCGTATGCGAGCGAGTCCTGTTTGGTCGCATGCCCGTTGCCAGTGAACGCCTTCCGCCACGTGCCCTGATTGATGTAACGGTGATCAACGTTCTGAGCCGCGCACACCTCCTCAACCACGGCACAGAGTCCGTAGATCCTTTGGAATGTCTTCATCGGCGGGCGCGTCGTCGGGCCCGTAGAGCCGTCTTCGAGTGCTCTTCCAGGAAGATCAATGTCTGTGCGGAGCGGCTGCTCAACGCCAACGTGCGTGATCTGATACTTGTCGATCATCTTGTAGATGATGCGCCTGCAGTGGCGGAACACCTCTCCGGAGGTCTTGCCTTGCCAATGAAACGCGCCGGCCGTGACATAGCTGTCGCCCTTTAGGATCGCGAATCCCGTTACGGTTGCTACGTCAAGGCCGGCGAGGATCATCGGTCAGCCTTCCGCCTGCAGCAGCGCGTCGCTCAGTTTGAACATCAGGGCTGCGCACGATCGACCGTAGTCGGGTTCGCGACCATCCGCCTTGTCGGCTACGAAGCGCTGCACGGTCTGGAATTCCGCTTCGAACGCCGCCGGGTCTTCGGTGTACTGCCGCATCCATTCATCAAAGGCCGCGGCCATCTCTTGCTGAGACATCATGCGAGTCGCGTTCATCGCGATCACTCCTCGCCTTCATCGTCCGCGCCGCCCTCGGTCTCGGCTTCGCCGTCCGAGCCCTTGCTCTCGGGCATCTTCATCGAGAGCACGGAATTGCGCTCCGACCGCGCCTGTCGGAATGCCGTCAGCCAGTGATTGCCCTTCACAGAGCCCGGGTACGGGTTGTCGCTCTCCTGGGAGCCTGGCTCACCATCGAGCGAGAAGCCGGCCGCGCGGCCTTCGATCTCGGCCCGCTCGGTCTCCGGGGTCGGACCTTGCCTGAGGCCGAACATCTCGTACTGCGCCGGCGACAGCTCCTTGCCCATAAGCTTGAGGTAGTGGGCCGTTCGTTCGAACGTCTTGAAATGCTCGTCGATAGCTTCCTGCCCCTGATCGCGAAGCTTGATCGCGATCTTCGCAGCATCGGTGTTCAGTCCGCGCAGGTCAGCGGTGCTGTACGCTGCACGAAGCTCGCCTTGCTTCTTGTCCTTCGCTCCCTTCGCGGCTCTGATGATGCCCAGACTGGTTGCATCAATCGCGTCTTGGGATGGTTCATTCGTTGCCATGCTGGTACTCCGTCCTCTCCGGTAGTTGTTAGGCGCGCTCGATCTGAGCGCTTACGATGCTGGGAGCTTGCAATTCGTCGAAGAGCGGCAGAGCGCTCGGCGCAATGATCTTCTGTCGCTTTGGGCGGACAATTCCGTGTTTGTTAAAGAGCCCTAGCTCATCGCCCCAGCCGTCGAAGCCTTCACGGATCTCGCGCGAGAACAAATCGGCGCGAAATGCACGAGGCGTGCATTTGATCACTTGCTGGTAGAATTCGTCCGGCTTGCGCGAATGCTCGCGCGCAATCCCATCGAACGATCGAAACGGCTTATGGTCGGGGTTGCCCATCGTGCAGAGCAGGATGTGCTCATCAGTAGTACGCACCCGGTAACCTGGCCCCATGCGGACCTTCCCGCGGGCTGTGACCTTCCGCCATGTAAAGGTGGTGATCGGCGTGAAGCCCCACGCTTTAACGATCCTGTGCGCCTGACACGTGGCGAGCGCCCACCCCCACGACCAAAACAGCAGAAGACTGTCCGCTCTGGCCAACCTATCGACTGGGAGGGCCATGATGTCTTCCAACGGCATGCAGTCGTAATGAGCCTGCGCCGATTTGAGCTGTCCTCGCTCGCTATACGTCTCAAAATAGGCCGGGACGTCGGCAACGATGACATCGTAGAAGAGCGGGCGGAGACTCCCGAACGGCCACAGCATTACCTGCTACCTCCAAAGTACGCCCTGGTCGCCTCAGCGATCACGACGCCGAACGTAGCTCCCGTTTCAGCTGCATAGCGGCGCGCCGCAGATACGACCTCCGGATGCAACGACACAAAACAGGCTACGGATTCCGCGACCAGGCTCTCGACTGTGGTCCGGCGGGCTTGGGCATGCTTCTCCAACAGCGCAAGGTTTTCGCGGCTGAGCTTTAGGCCGCGATCGGCCGATATCGGCGCAACCTCGATGCAGGCTCTCCGATGCCCGCTGGCTGCTCGGTCGGCGACCTCCCTTGTTGGGAACACTGAGCCGAGAGAGCCCCCGATTCCGGGTGCGTAGAGGTTGACGAAGTACCGATCAGCGGGCTCCATCGCGGCTCCTCCGATCAGCCCGGTGTCGCGCTTCACGGTCTTCCCGAATGCGGGAGAACGGCCGCGCCCGGCCGCCGAGCAACCACCTCTGCACGTCGAGCCACCATCGTGACCACTCCGTCATCCTCTCGGAAACGGAGATACATGCCTTGCTGATCCAAAAGGCGGCATCGGCGAGATATCGGTCCACGGCGCATTCCATGATCAGCTGATATTCACCGCGGGACGCGCGGCGCGTGACTTACTTCCGGTTCAGATCAAGGCTGATTTGGCGCTCCGCGACCTCATTGCGCACGCGGCGGACCTCGGCCTCGGCCTCGGCAAGGCGGCGCTCCAGGTTTTCACGCGCGATCCAGCGCTCACGAAGGTCCTCCGGTACGTGAGCAAGGAACGCTTCGAAGCACTCCATGCCTTCGGGGCCTTCGAGGAGGTTCAGAAGACGGTCGACGTCGATCGACCGCTTACTCGCGATCCAATTGTCGATCGTGCTGAGCGAGCAACGGGCTCGCTTCGCCATCGACTTGCGGAAGCTATTTCCGCCGATCGCGGAACGACAAATACGAATGATTTCAGAGGTTATTTTCGCGGCTCTTACGTTCGTACGAACCGACTCACACGAACGTAAGAGGGGTGAATTTGCCTGAACTCCACTCGCGAGCGATGCTGACTGCATGACGAACACCCCCTCTGCACAGAATGAATTTGAGCCCGCGAGACGCCGCGCTCCGGCGGGCGATGAAAGCAAGATCCGCGAGGTCGACGACGCGCGCACGCTCATCGCGGAAGAGAGTTTCGACGCGCTGATCGTGTTGCTCGTCGAGACAGAATTGGTGCCGCGATCTTCGATCGCAGGAATGCTCGACAAGCTGTCAGCGCGGTTGATGCTGCATGCCAGCTGCCGAACGAATTCGAGACGGGCGCACCGGGAGCGTGAGCTGATTGAGCGAGCCGGAAGGATCGCGGCCCTCGCAGCATCGTACCGTGATGCAAGGACATGGCTCGCATGACGTCACACCCCGTCGGCCGCCTCGACTTCGTTGAAGACGGTCTCGATGACTGCGCTGCTCGGCCGGCCGTAGATGTCCGGACGCAGCAGGTTGCGCGAGATCTTGGTCACCTCCTCGACCGCAAGCACTCTCTCAGCCGGAATCTGCTTCCACTGGGAGATGGCCTGAGGCGTCGGAGGCCGCGCCGCGGCTACCAGCCCGGCCAAAGCAGTCGACAGTCCGGTATTGCCGCCGCAGACCTGCTTCGCGCGCTCAAGAGCGGCGGTCTTGATCTGATCATTCGTGCGGTTCGGTTCGGTGCTCATACCGAAATTGAAAGCACGGCTTTCATCTGATTGCAAGCGTCTCTGTCGATGAAAGCCGTTGACGGAGAAGGTATCAAACGCCTTTGTCTGGGGATGCCGATGGAAGATTTAGCAAGCCGCATCAAGCACGTAAGGAAGACCGCAAAGCTCTCTCAGGAGCGTTTCGCGGAGGCCTTAGGCAAGGTCGATGGCCAGAAGATCACCCGCGGCGCTGTCGGGAATTGGGAGCTCGGCGGCGGTATCAGCCGGGAAAATCTCCGGGCGATCGCGTCGACGTTCAAGGTCCGTCTGGACTGGCTCGAGCTTGGAATTGGTTCGCCGGCGGACACCGGCGCGGGCGACGCCACCGAGTTAACCACCGTTACTGCCCCGTTAATCCCAGAATCAAATCCTGCTGGAACATCCGAGAAACTCGCGAACAATGCTCGGATAGGTGAACTGGTTGATGGATTTACGAGGGTTCCAGTGCGTGGTCAGGGAATGGGTGGCAATTACGGTGCATTGCTTTTCGACTCCGAACAGAACATGGGCGACGTACTCGCGCCCCCGGTACTTCATGGCGTTCCCGGCGCCTACGCTGTTTATGTCGTCGGCGATTCCATGCTGGAACGTTTCCGAGATGGGGAGGTCGTTTTCGTTCATCCCTACCTCCGACCGCGCAAAGACGACGACTGTGTCATCCAGATCCGCACCAGCGAACACGGCGAGCGGACCGGATGGATCAAACGCTTCGTGTCCTGGGATGAGAAGACCCTCAAGGTCCGGCAGCTCAACCCGAAGAAGGTGATTACCTTCAAGTCAAAAGACGTAGTTTCCGTACACCGAATTGTCATGAGCGGGCCGATATGACACGCGCAATACTCGCAGCGCTACTGATCGCTGCTTCAACTACCCAGGCAATTACAGCTGATTTTGAGAACAACTGCTCGATTACTGCGGCATCACATTTGCCCCGGATTCCGGGTATCGAGATCGTCGGACAGCCACGGGTCAAACCGCTTCCGCCGGAATTGGCAGCGAAGGTTCAGCCAGGCGCCGACTACCGATTGATCGAGATCGACGCTATTTCCGCCGGGCAGACCCCCACGTTTCGGTTCTTCTGCGTCCATGTCGCCGGCGCTCCGGTAATGGTCGGCCGAGTACCTTAGCGATCCGCGGCCAGTCGATCTCGCTCAGCACGAATCCTACCTGCAAACTCCAAAGCGCTGGTCACCAAGCTGATGGTCCCGCGCAGCTCGGTCACGACCTCGGCTATCGATGGCATGAAATTGTGCTTCAGCCGGCAGCGGCGGCAAGCGATGGCAACTGCAGCCGACTGCGGCTCCAGCGCCATGACGTCGTCGATGAGCAGCCGCCCGAACACCTTCGCATCCTGGACCCCGACGGGGTAGCATTTGACCAGCAAACCGAGATGGATCATCGCCTCGGCTCGTTCCGCGCGTGCGCCCGCGATCTCCAGTTCGGCCATCGGCAGCCGGGCGGCCACCGCATCCAGCCGTTCGATCAGCTTTTCAGGCGACGAAGCCTGGTTGAGGCAGGAAACGCGAAGCGCCAAGAGATCTTGGGCAAGCACCTCGAAGTCGCGATACTCGGGCGGCGGCGCAGGGTCTCCGCGCCTCGATGGCACCGGCGTCGTCATCAGAAATCCTCTCTCGGCATGCTGGATAGCATTCCCTCAATGGCCGAATCCGCTCTGCTCTGCGGCGGCCGGCCGGCACCACCGCCGGGGCTTCGAGGCCCAAAACCATTTCCGATCCATGTCTTCCAAGCTGCCGGCCAATCGGCCATCAGGTTCCCCCTGCTGACGTGGTGGTTTCTGAAGCGCTCAGCTTGGAACGGGATCTCGCGATCCGAATACCCCATCGACCTGGCATATTTCCAATCAGCTTCCGATGGCTGCCAATCGTCCGGGATCGCTGTTCGTGGCCTGGCGCGCTTAGGCTTCCTCACTGGTGCAGGCGCCAGCACCTCCTGCGTCCCCAAGGCCATGGGGAGCTGTGGAGAGCGGTCGTCCGCTCGGACGACCGGTGGATCGAAGCCAGGTAGACACCCCTCCCCTTCTTCTCTTTCTTCAGTTCTTAATGGTTTAGTTTCTTTTCTATTGTCTCGGCCCTGTCTCGGCCCTGTCTCGGCCCTGTCTCGGGCTTGTCCCGAATCGCTGACCGTTGTTGTCCCGCCTGACGAGTCATCGCCCTGATAATCGCTGTAGTTTCTGATAGTTATGACGGTTACGCCTGTCCCGGTTCGTGTCTCGATCATTTCCTCATTTTTGAGCCTACTAATGAACCTCTCGACCTTACCTCGAGTCCACTGCCACTCGGCGGCGAGATACCGAACAGCGCCAACGACTTCCCCCCGATCCAGGTCAACGACATGGTCGCCGGCACGTTGTCGGACCGGCTTCCATGCCGCCTTTGCGCAGAGCCAGACCCACGCCTCTCGCTCGGTGAACGCCTCTTTCCGAAACGCGGGGTGGGTAAAGATCGAGCGATAGAACCGGATGTACCCTCGCTCGCTCATTCCGCCCTCCGCTCGCTCATCGCTGGCTTTCCAGAGATCGCCAGCGCCGCGTTGACTGCGGTCATCACCGAGTTCTTCTCACAGACGAGCCATTCGCCTTTAGCGCGGTGAGAAGCCAGTGCCGCAAGGGCGGCGGATTCGATCGCTCGCGCTTCGTTCACCGACAACGGAACGGATTCCGCCAGCACTCGAATTGGATTGGGGTTTCCGGTTTGCAATGCACCCAGCCGCCGGCTCAAGTTCCGGGAAATTCCGACCTTCAGGCATCCATCGCTGGACGCCATCACATAGACCAAGCACTGTGCTGCATCTGTTCGACGCGGCTTTGAATTACCTGGTCTCAAGCAGGCGGCCGGTGGAAGAACCGGCTCTTGGAGCTCGCCGTCAGTCGGAATATCGAGTTGATATTTCTCGTAATTCAGAACCGTGATGATGTTGACACCCATCTCGGCTCGAGACCGGGCCATCTCCTGACGCTCCAGCCGGACTAGAAAACTGCGAACGGCACCGACCTTCCAACCCCAGACGCCGGCCAAATGCCGCAATGACGCAGCGACCTCTCCTCGGGAGAGGGCGACCAGAAACTGACCGACGCGGCGTTGCCGCGGCCGCCATGCCGCCTCGCAGATCAGCCACATGAACGCCTCGCGGTCGCTGAACGGCGGCCGGAAGAATTCGTGCGCGAAGATTGAACGGTAGAGCCTGACGTACCCCCGGGAGCTCATGCGTTCCCCTGGAAAGCGCGCGATGGGCGCGTTGCCGTCAAAACGCGCAGGCAACGCGGAGTTGGCGGAGGCTTCTGGCCGGGCGTTTCCCGGTCATCCTGCCGGGCGAATGGGTCTGACATCGCACCAATTTGCTGAGATTCGGGATCGGCCGAGCTATACCGGTGGCAAAATTGAAAGCCAAGCTTTCTTTTCGCTTGCAGCCGACTGAAAGCCATGCTTTCATTTCGACACCTGACGCATCAACCAACAGGTGCTTTCGAGATGACCAGCGAATGTAATACGAGCCGCGGCGGCGCCTCTATCGGCGATGCGAAAGCGAAAATCCAACGCGCGAACGAGTACGCCGGAACGCGGCTGAGGGCCGCCCGGCTTCAGCGCGGCCTGTCCCAGGAGGCTCTGGCCGCGGCGGTCGGCCTCACCTTCCAGCAGGTCCAGAAGTACGAGAAGGGCAAGAACCGGATGTCGGCCGGGTTGCTGGCGTTCTTCGCCGAGCATCTCAAGGTACCCATGACCTGGTTCTTCGACGGGCTCCCGCAGGCGACCGGGGATGATCTGGTCGGCGCCTCCGCCATCAACTCCATGATCGCCACTCCTGGCGGAATCGATGTCGCAAGATCCTTCACCAGGATCGGCGTTGGTGATCGGCAGGTGGTGGTCCGCGTGATGAACGCGCTCGCGCAGAACGGCGCATCGGCGCCTCATGGTGACTGAAATGTCCCTCGACCCTGCGGATCTCGACAACGTGGATGACCTGACGCTGTCGCTCGCCACCATCTCGCGGATTGGTGTCAAGGACGTCGGTGGTCAGCCGGCCGAGGTTGAAGACCGCATCATTGAATTCCTGATGATGCGGCCACGCCGTGACCGCGAGCCCGCATACTCGTGGAACGACCTCAAGCCCCGCCTTGGCGTGATCACAACGTTGGTGCGCCATCTCGGTCCGATATCGACAGACATGGTGCTCGAATGAGTGCGTCGGCGGCAATTGATGCTGCGCGGTTTGTCCAACTGGGCAGCAACGACAGCAGCGACGATTGCGATCGCGGGCCTGGTGTTCGCGATCGTCGTGCAAGTCCAGTCCGTTCTTCCTTTCTAGAGGTGACCGTTGACTCAGCATCGCCCTCTCCTAGCCCCTGACGTGTTGGACCGTTTCCTGGGATCGGTTCATTCCATTCGTGAGGCGTGGATTGCCGACGTGGACGCGCTGCATGCGGCTCAAGACGAGCTCGTCAGTACCAGACGTCTGCTCGACCATGTGAGCGAGCGAGCCGACCTTCTTGAGGCTGATCTCGCAAAGGCGCGCACTGAAAATGATCAGCTTCGGTCGCGGTTGGCAAAGCTTGAAGCTGGTCTTGACGTTATCCGCTTCGCCTCCGCCGGGGCGCGCGGCGAGACGAACGCTTCACCTGCTCCGCCGGCCACCGCCAGCGTGAACACCGAAGCGGAGACGGCGCTTCTCGAGGATCCCGACACCACGGCCACGATCGCCGACGCCGACAACGAAGTAGCTCCGATCGACGGCAAAGAAGATGCCATCCCAGCGTTTCTTCACCAGGGGCCGGCCCCATTTGATCGCGCTGGTGACGATCTTCTACCGACCCGGTCGCGTCTGCCCCCGATCCAGTTCTTAGCAGCCACTCTCACTCACAACCGTTAACCCTCACCAACCCATCCAATGCGAGTCCAACAGATGACCTCCGGCAAAGACGAGAAACAGCAATCGCCTCTTCGAATTCTCTCGCTGGAGGTCGAAAACATCCTTCGGGTGGTAGCTGTTCGGCTCCAGCCAAACGGCCAAGTGCTCGAGCTCACTGGAAAGAACAGAGCCGGTAAGAGCTCTGTGATCGACGCTCTCTGGATTGCCTTGGGCGGCAAGATTCCTCCCGATCCGATCCATGATGGCGCCGAGATGGGACAGGTCCTGGTGGAGATCGGCGACGACACCGGCCTCAAGTATTCGGTGCAGAAGCGGATCAAACAGAAAGAGAACGGTGAGATCGCCCCCAGTCTCATTATCGAGAACGCCGACGGCGCGAAGATCAGCAACGCGCAGACCATCCTCAATGCGCTGATCGGCTCGCTGAGCTGCGATCCTCTCGACTTCATCGCCATGAAGCCGAAGGACCAATTCGACCTGCTCAAACGCTTCGTCCCTGGAGTGGATTTCGAGGCAATCGAAAAGGCGAACGCTGACGACTTCAGCATTCGCACGGACGTAAACCGCGACATCAAGAACCGCCGAGCTCAACTCGATGCTATCAAGGTCGACGAGGCGTCCGAACAGATCGATGTTGACGCCCTCCTCGAGGAACTGACGAAGGCTGCGGATCACAATGCGGCCATCGAGCGCCAGAAGCTCGAAATCCAAACGAACGAAAACCGTGCGATCGAAACGCTTCGCCGTGCTCAGCAGCTCGTTGATGAGGCCCAAGATCTCCGTCGGCGGGCCGATGATCTCGATCAGAATGCCGCAACGCTGCGCGATGAGGCCACCCAACTTGCTGAGTCCGTCAACAGCGCGCCGGATCTGCCCGACCCGATTGATCCGACCGCGCTGAGAACGAAGATCAACGAGGCCCGCGCGCACAACACCCGCGTGCAAGAGAACGAGCGGGCGATCGCTCAACGGTCGCGGCTGGAGGCGGATCTCAAGATCCTCGAGGAACAGTCTTCCGCGCTCACTGCCGCGATCGAGAGCCGCAAGGCCGCCAAGGAGAAGGCAATCTCAGAAGCCGAGATGCCGGTTCCTGGGATCTCCTTCGGAGACGGGATCATCCTCTACGAGGGGCACCCACTCCAGAACGCCAGCCAGGCGCAGAAGCTTCAGATCGCAATCGCTGTCGCCGAAGCGATGCAGCCCCGGCTTCGCTTCATCACCACGAAGAATGCCGCGTTGCTCGACGATGAGTCATGGGCGGCGATGACGAAGCTCGCCGAGGAGAAAGATCTGCTGATCATCGCAGAGACGGTGAACAGCAGCCGGCCCACAGCGGTCGTCATCGAGGATGGCCATGTGCGCGGCCAGAAGCTGGCGGCCAAGTGATGCCCGTTTCCTCAATGGAAAACGTCCTCTTTGAGCCTGGAATCTATTTCGGGCTGCCCGAGAAGGACTATCACGCGGACTCGTCACTCGGCTCCCACGACCTCAAGGACATCGTCCTCGATCCGGTCGAGTTTCAGCACGCGCGGCTGCATGGGAGTGAACCGAAGGAAACAATGGCCCTGAAGTGGGGCTCGGCAATTCACTGCCGGGCTCTTGAAGGTCGAGCGTCGTTCGAAGAACGATTCCCGATAGCTCCGGTGATGGCCGATTACGGCGACGATTTGTTGGTTACGATGGACCAACTCCGCGCCTACGCCAATCTGATCGGCGTTAAGGCCGGCAAGACCAAGGATCTGACTATCAAAGCGATCCGCGACTTCGATACCGACGTTCCGATCTGGGACGAAATCATCGCGAAGTTCGAGGCCGACAACATCGGCAAAACGATTATCCCGCGCGAGGCTCTCCGGCAGATTGAGCAAGCGTGCGCGTGGATGCAGCGGGATCGCTTGCTTGCGCCGGTGATGGAGGACGGCACAATCACCGCCGGCGCCAGCGAAGTCAGCATCTTCTACGAGGACAATGGGGTTCGGCTTAAGGCGAGGATAGACCATCTCCTTTCCCACGCCGTGATCGACCTCAAGTCGTTCAGGCCCATCATGGCCGAGCGCAAGAACGGAGCCGCTAAGCGTGCAATCTCACGCATGCGCTACGACTTGCAGGCTGCGGCCTACCTCCGCGCGCTCCGGGCCGCTGCTGATCTCTTTTCCAGCGGTCGCGTTTTCAACAACCCGTATGACTCCAGTTTCCTCGAGGCTGTCTTCCGCGCCCTCGATGTCGCCAAGACGTCGCCCGAGAGCGAAGACGCCTTGAAGTGGGTTTGGGTCATGATCAAGGCGGCCGGCGCTCCGCAGCCCGTCGTCGCTGAATTCGACCTTTGCAGCAACATCTTCCGCCACGCCGGCGCGGAGATCGAAGACGCGGTCAACATCTACCGGGCGAACGTCGAGACGTTCGGTTTGGACCAAGACTGGGCGCCGGCCTCCGTCGTTCAACGTTGGGGCGACGGCGATTTCAATCCATGGAGCTTTGAGTAGCAAATGACCGACATCATTAAGCGCGAAACCGATGGCATTCTCGACAGCCTGGCGAATGGTTCCATCGCCGACGCGTCATCATCTTCCGTGTTGATCACGGGGGATGCCTCGCTTAGCTCGCGCCTGACCTTACAATACGATATCGCGGTACGTCGCCCGCGAAGTCCTACGCGTGTGCGTACTAATCTTCTTCAACTTGTGACCCTCGATCCGGCATCCGCCGTTGAATCGATGTATGCGATCCCGCGTGGTGGCAAGCCGGTCACTGGACCTTCTATTCGCTTTGCTGAAGCGCTCAAGCAAGCGTGGGGGAATTGCTGGGCCTCGTCCGAAGTGCGTCGAGTCAATCGTGAAGAAAAATTCGTCGAGTCGGTCGGCCTGTTTATCGACTTCGAGACGAATGCCGTCACCGAGGCCAGCCACCAGAGGAGCATTTCCGATCGGCACGGAAAGATCTTCAAAGACGACATGATCCGCGCCACCGCGAACGCTGCATCGTCGATCGCGATGCGAGAGGCTATCCTCAAGGGGGTGCCGAAGCCGGTGTGGCGCGAGGCGTATGACGCCGTAGTTCGGATCATCGCCGGTGATATCAAGACCCTGGCACAAAGTCGGGAGTCCGCGCTTCAGGCGTTTGCGATCTACGGCGTGAAGCCGGAGCAGGTCTTTGGCGCGCTGGGCGTCATCGGAGCCGAAGACATCCTTCTCGACCACATCCCAGTGATGCGCGGGATGTTCGCTGCGTTGAAGAATGGCGAGGCAACCGTCGAAGAGATGTTCGGCCGGCCCGAAAAGCAGTCCGCCGACCCGACTTACAATCCGCTGGTCCGGAACGGCGGCGCGCCGAAGGCGCAGGCGACCGATGCTGCCGCATCGGCAGCGGCATCGGGTTCTGATGCGACCGAGGCCGGCCCGGCAAAGAACCATTCCGCAGGAAACGGTTCGGCGACGCGGAGCGAGCCGACCGGAGATCAATCCGCCGCCGGCGGCGAGACTGGTGAGCCCTCGACCACGGGGCGCGCCGCGGGGACGGACGGTGTTGGTGATGCGTCGCCGTCCGTCCCCGATCGCCTGCGCGGCTACAGCGGGGCTCTGCTTCGCGTTGGCTCCCCTCAAAAGCTGGGCCAGCAATCGGATGCCTGGCTTCAACAGAACGGACCGTTCTCCGGGGCTGGTGAGACCAAGAGGGCCAAGATCTACGCGGAGCACCTTCGCCGGGTCACCGGCGAGGCCGACGTGGAGGCTTGCAAGGCTGCAGTCGAGAGGATCATCGGATGACGGCAGCGCGGGCGGAGCTTCATCGATCGAATCCGGCGTCTGGCGGCGTGGTGCTGCCGATGGCGGCGGCACTCCCCAATAATCGAAGCGCCTTTGCTGCGCGCCGGTTCGGCGCCAGCATGTTTGCCCGCGCGCCGAAGATCGAGCGCAGCGTAGTCAGCGACATAGTCACCGATCAGCGGCGTCGCGATGCGCGAGATGTTCGCCGGCTTCCGCTCGACGTTGAGGCCGTCGCGATCCGGCGAGCTCTGGCGGGGTTCGCCAGGGCTCGTGTAATCCGCCCAACGGATAATGCCCTTCTCCAGCTCCGCCGCGCCGTATCCGGAGCTTTCAAAGTCGATGAGGACGCGATCTTCGGGCCCAGCCGAGCTCTCGGCGTCACTCGAATTCGCCAAATCGCGATGATGCTCGGATGCGTAGTCACGTCAGCGACGAGGGGGGAAGTCGGCCGAAAGATGTGCCGCGACCGCTCGACGGTTTGGAATGCGGAGAAACGGCTCCAACACCTGATCATCGGGATGGCCTCCACCGTCAGCCCACGGGGAGATCGGTGATGGCTGCGAGGACTGGGATTTCTTACGCCTGCGCGACCGTCAACTTCGTGATCGGGTGTACTCCGGTTGGGCCTGGCTGCGACGGCTGCTACGCCTCCGCCTTTGCATTTCAGAAGTGGAGGATTGTCTTCGAAGCCGGCGGCGAGCGCCGCCCGACCAAAGTCGCCTTCCAAGACCCTCTGCGATGGCACGCCGCGCGCATGGCTGGCAAGTCGACCATGACGATCGCCGGCGAGCAGGTCTTGCTGCCGCTTTGGATCTTCGCGTGCTCGCTAAGCGATTTCTTCGACAACGAGTGGCCGGATGGGCTGCGCGACCGCGCCTGGGCCATCATCCGAAACACCCCCTCGCTACGCTGGATGCTGTTCACCAAGCGCATCGGCAACGTTCCGAAAATGCTGCCGGCGGACTGGGGCGACGGCAGCGATTACCAGCATGTCGGCATCGTCGCCACCACCGTGAACCAGGCCGAACTTGACCGTGACGCCGACAAGATCCGCCGCGTTAAGTATGACTTCGGCGTGAAATGGACCGGCCTGTCGATCGAGCCGCAACTCGAAATGATCGACATCAATGGCATCTTGCCGGACGTCGACTTGGTGATCAGCGGCGGCGAGTCCAAACAGACAGGACATCTGCCGCGGCCATACGACTTGGCCTGGCCACGCTCGCTTCTACGGCAATGTCGCTCTGCTTCGCGACCGGTACCGTTTTGGCAGAAGCAGATGGGCGATGCGCCTTTTGACTTCGGCAAGCCGCTCTCGTTTCCTGGCAAGGGCGACGATCCGCAGTATTGGCCGCTTGACCTCCGCGTTCAGGAGCGCCCGCGCATCTACGATGAGCAAGCGCAGCCTGCACCTTACCGTTGCGCTGAAACATCGGACCTGTTCGGGGGCGCCGCATGAACAGGAAAGACCGTCGCCGCTCCGAAAAGCTGGCACGAGATGCTCGGCCGGAAGACATCCTCCCCGGATCGTTCGCGCCAGTACGCGGGCTCGAAACGCTCGGCAAGCGGGACGTGATGACCGAGCTACTCAACTCTTTGCAGAAGATCATGCCGGGCTGGCAATTCACACTCTTCATGTTTGAGCCGCCGGAGGCTGCAGCGGCGGAGAACCGACTCCCCGCGATGAACTACGGCTCGACGGTCGATCGCGCCGACATGCTCGCGGTGATGAAGGCCTTCATCATGAAGAACGAAGATCCCGCCGAGTACGAACGCTTGGCAAAACTCGACGATTTTCATTTGCGGCAGTCCACCAAAGGCACCGCCTGATCAACTAATTCGCCATCACCACAACCCAAAGGGAGATTTGCATGACCATCACGAACAGACGTATTGCCGTCTTCATCGACGGTGCGAACCTGTACGCCACCGGAAAGACCCTCGGCTTCGACATCGACTACAAGCGGCTGCTGTCCGAATTCCAGTCGCGCGGGAATCTGATACGCGCCTTCTACTACACTGCCGTGATCGAAGATCAGGAGTACACATCGATCCGGCCGCTGATCGATTGGCTCGATTACAACGGCTACAGCGTGGTGACCAAGGCGACGAAGGAATTCGTCGACGCCTCCGGCCGCCGCAAGGTCAAGGGAAACATGGACATCGAACTCGCTGTCGATGCCATGGAGCTGGCCGACCGCATCGACGAGATGGTGCTGTTCTCGGGCGACGGGGATTTCCGTTCGCTGGTCGAAGCTGTGCAACGCCGCGGCGTGCGCGTCACCGTGGTGTCGACCATCTCCAGCCAGCCGCCGATGATCGCCGATGAACTGCGGCGTCAGGCCGACACCTTCACCGATCTTGTCGAACTGCAATCGAAGATCGGCCGTGATCCGGCTGACCGGTCGATCCCGCGGGAAATCCGCGAGACGCGGTTTCGGGCGCCACGCCCGATAGCGGGTCCTGTCGGCTGAACGCCGACGCCACGGTCAAACAATGACTCAGCGGACAACTGACATGCACTTCGCACAAGTCGAGGCAGCGCGGATGTACGACACAATCGAGCTGCTCATCCTCACCTTCGTTCTCTTGTTCGCCCTCGTGACGCTGATCCTCAAGCGGCCGTGGCGATGCAAAGAGCACGACGTCGTGCTGGTGCAGAGCGACGTCGACGATCAGACCAAGGTTTTGTAGTTCATGACGTGGTCTGCTCAACAAGAGCGAGCGCTCAGGGCAGCTCGGGCCTGGTACCGGAAGAAGAACGGCCCGCAGATCTTCCGGCTGTTCGGCTTCGCCGGTACCGGGAAGACGACCCTATCTCGTGAGATCGAGACGATCGTGCGCGAGCGCGGCGCCGACCGGAAGGGAGACGTGCTGTATGGCGCCTTCACCGGGAAGGCGTCGCTGGTGATGCGGAAAAAGGGCTGCCGCGGCGCCTCGACCATCCACAGCATGATCTACCGGATCGACGAGGAGACGGCCGGGATCCCGCAGTTCGTTCTCAACGAGCACAGCGACGTCCGGGACGCGAAACTCGTAATCATCGACGAGTGCTCGATGGTCGGCGCCGAGCTGGCCCATGACCTCCTTAGCTTCGGCACCAAGGTGCTGGTCCTGGGCGACCCGGCTCAGCTCCCCCCGGTGAAGGATGCCGGCTTCTTCACGAACGCTCCTCCTGATTTCATGCTCACCGAGGTGCACCGCCAGGCGCGCGATAATCCGATCATCCGCATTTCGATGGACATTCGGGAAGGCCGCGCGCTCGAGATCGGCGACCACGGCGCTTGCAAGGTCATCCCCCGTGGTCAGCTGGATCCGCAGAAGGCTATCTCGACCGACATGATTCTGGTCGGGAAGAACCAGACTAGAACCAGCTGCAACCGACGACATCGTGAGCTCAACAAGATCGACAGCCTGATCCCGGTTCCTGGCGAGCGCCTCGTTTGCCTGAAGAACGATCGACAGCTCCATCTCTTCAACGGCGGCATCTGGAACGCCGTCGAGATCAGGAAGGCGAACGCAGCGTCGGTCCGGATGATCGTTGCGCCGGAGGACGCCGGCGACACAGCGCGACCGGCCGAAGTCAACGTTCATCCCTACTTTTTCGAAGGCCGCGAAGGCGAACTCAATCATGACGACCTGATCGGATTCCAGCAGTTCACGTTCGGCTACGCGCTCACCGTCCATAAATCCCAGGGCTCACAGTGGAATGACGTCGTGCTGTTCGACGAGAGTTCGGTCTTTCGGCAAGAGCGCAGCCGATGGCTCTACACCGGCGTGACCCGCGCCGCAGAAACACTGACCGTGGTGATCTAGATGACCGATACCAGCTATCCATTTCTCCGGGTCGCGCGAGAGCAGCGCATTCCGTACCGCGATGTGCTCGCCTATCGCGATGCCGTCCTGAAGCTTTCTGGGATGGCGGAAAAGCCATCCGCCAACGTCGTCGACGATTATCGTTGGGACTACTGGGAAGCTGCAGCCGTTAGGTCTCTCCGTACTAACGAACCTGCTCGCGCTGCCATCATCGACGCGATCATGGCGGAGTCCGCGCGCCGCGCACGAGTAATGTTCAACGACGGATTGGAGGGTTGAACGTGGCCGATCGTCCAATCCTCTTCAGCGCTCCGATGATCGCCGCCCTGCTTGCCGGCCACAAGACGATGACCCGCCGGATTCTGAGCCCAGAGAATCTACGTATCTGGACCGGGGGGCTCGATCACGGCGGAAGGCACGTGAAGCCGGACGCGGGCCTATTCGCCGCGGCGATGAACAATGCTCGTAGCTTCCGCCTGTGCGACGGCGTCCTGGCATGGGTCACAGATCCGGCTCCGCATCAGCGCGGTGCGGCTTTGGCACAGTGGCAGGGGCGCATCCCCTACAATATCGGCGACCGCCTGTGGGTGCGCGAGACCTATTACCAGATCGGCCATTGGGAACCGATCGAGGGCGCAGTGACGCGCAAGGGCCGCCGACAGAAGTGGGGCTTCGTTGCCGATAGCGACGAGATCACCTTCAATCCGCCGGCGGAATATCGGAAGGGCCGACACGCCGCCGATCCATCGACGTCGTGTTGGCATCAGCGGCTCGGCCGGTTCATGCCGCGCAAATACTCTCGCCTTACGCTGATCGTCAGCGGTACGAAGATCGAGCGGCTGCAGGATATCAGCGAAGCTGATGCGATCTCTGAAGGTATCCAGCAAAAGATCATCGGCGTGCACCACGGCTCGGATGACCGCGCCGTGAGCCAGGTAGCCTATTCGGCCGACTTCACCTCCGGCGCCTGCCCGACAGCGATCTGGGCTTTCCGGATTCTGTGGTGCGATCTTCACGGTGGCGAAAGCTGGCGGGCAAACCCCGAGGTCGTTGCGCTGAGCTTCCGCGTGATCCGCGCCAACATCGACAGCGATGAGGTGCAAGCAGCATGACCCAGAACGCAATGACGCCGGCGCAATGTCGAGCGGCGCGCGCAATCCTCAAGTGGTCAATGGCTCGTCTGGCGAAGAAGTCCGGGATCAGCAGCCGCACGATCTACTTGTTTGAAGGAAGCGTCGACGGTTCGACCGGTATCCGGGACACCACCATCTCGATCTTGATCGAGACGTTTCGCATTGCCGGAGTGACTTTCGTCCGGGATGACGATTCAGTCTCCGTCAGGTTGGCAGCTAATCCTGCCCATGAAGATCCCGCACGCCAGGCTTCGTTCGTATTCACAGCGGCAATTGGCGGGGTCTCTGCAGCATGACCAAGGCCACCCCCACCTCACACATCACGTCCCTTGGCGATTCAGCCAGCGATCGCGCTTGGCAAGCAGCGTTTGACGAGATGCGGGCTGCCGACACGAAGCCGACGGTGTTCACGCAGCAGAACACCCCTCGCAACCGCGAGGTGTTCCTTCTGACCGTCCTGCATCACGCCGGGCCCAACAGCGTCCAAATCTCGACCGACGGAGACCCGGCAAACGCGAAGTGGGTGCCGCTGTTCTCGAGGCAGGGCAAGAGCATCGCAAAGCTGATCCATACCGAGGTCGAGCGGTCGGCTGACCGACCCGGCATCCAGATCTACCGGATTCCCGGATGGCTCGCTGTGGATCGCGGGTTCGCGCAAGCTCGCCGGCCGGAGCTCTCCGATGCGTGCACCTGGACTGTTGAACAACGCCAGGCGTGGAGCGAGGCGAGAAAGCGCTGGGAACGCGCCGCTGGATTGCTACCAAAGAAGCTCATGCCAACCCGGAATTCGGTCGCTTGAACATGGCAAAGGCGCCTCGCGGAGGGGTGGCGAAGACAACTAACAGTTTAGCCAGGAGTGAAGATGGCCTTTCTTGATCAAGTTATTTGGTGGCTTGGGGTCGCTGCGCTTGTGGCGATCTCATTCGCCGCGGTTATCGCAATATCGTTCTTCCTGTTGTGGCTGATGCTGAAATTCATCCCGCGTTGGCACGTTGGCGTTCCCCACAACGACGGGGAGCTCTGCTTCTACGATCGGAGCCGCATCATTTCCGGGAAAGGCGGGGTCCGCATTGAAGGAGACCGCCGCATGGTCAACGCGCCACTTCGTATTAAGTGGTGGTTTGGCTGCAGCTACCGACATTCGCCGAAATGGTTCTTCGGCCTGATCCGCTGGGAGCCGCGACAGTGACGTCGCTTACGCCCCCTACGCAGGAAATAGAACAATGAGCCTTGAAGACGTCGCCAGAGAGTATTTCGAGAAGTTCGGTGAGGCTGAATACCGCTACGATAAACGGCATGTTACCTGGACCAAGTTTCGTCGGGAACCAGGGTACCATTGCTCGCCGACCGGCCCTGGAACCGAAGTTAGCAAAGAAGAATACGACGCGAACATCGCTCAATCCGATCGCTGCCGCAGTGAAGCGTTCATGGGTCGCTTCCAACAGTCGTATTGGCTGTACGGAAGGACAATGAGCAAACCGGGGTGGCGGGAACGTCTAATCGATGACGTGAAATCACTCTCGCTCCTCCAGCAGCAGAGCGACTGATGCCCATCCTCCCAGCCGGAAGCTTTCGCGTTAGCGATTACCGCAAGACAATCCCGGAGCGGGTTAAGCGCGAGGTGATCGCGCGCGACCATGATTTCGATCACCGGCCGCCGTTGTGCGACAGAGACTACGACACCGAGGCCGGCGACTTCATACCGCCGCAGCATGACCCGGCGCACATCTTCGCCACGCCGAAGCCGGAGCACCGCGAGTTGACGACTGGCCGGAAGGAAGGCGCCGAGAAGACGGTGACGACGCGAGGCAGCGACGTCGGCGAGCGGGCACGGATACGCGACATTCGCACCAGCGAGATGATTCATCAGGCCAAGCTGGCATCACGAGCCGGAGACTCCGCTCGAGCTGCCGAGCTGCTGTCCTCAGTACCGAAGAAATCACGGCTGAAGCCTAAGCGAAAAATCAGGAGCCGGCCGCTCGACAGCAGAAAGACCAACCGATTTGGCAAGCGTCAGCGCACCGCCAATAGCAACCTGGAGAAAGTCGATGAATGAGACTGCGATCGGCGGTGATCCGAGCGTCAATTGCCATCCGGACGTGATCGAGCAGCTCCGACAGGAGAACAAACTGCTCTCTCTGGTCCTCTCCGACATCTACACCGAACTGAAGTCCGACCACGACAATGAGGCCGCTTTGACCGAGATCCGGCGGCTCCACGATGTCGAGGAGCGGGAGGCGGAGTCGCACCAGGTTATGCTCCGTCTCTTCGATTGGGTGCACATCTGGGGGGCCGATGTCGGCACCTGGGCCGACCCGAGCACGGCAGAGAAGCTGATCTCGCTCGCCAGGATCCGTGGACCGCAGAAATCGGATGCCGACTACTTCCTCAACAATGAGGGAACGTTGGATGCTCTGCTCGAGAAGATCTTGGCTGAACCACACCCGCTCACTTCTTTGACACAGGTTCCCCCCGATTCAGCCGAGACCGAGCGCCCTTCAATCACGAGCATGATCCTCGCGCATTACGGCGAGTCAGAATTGAACGGAGTGGTGTGATGCCCACCTCGACACGGTCTGGAGGAAGCGGAATGAGTGACGAGGTCAAAGCGACTCCTGCCCAAGGAAAGCGCCAGATGGATGGCGACAAAGACGCCTTGGTCCAGTTGATACATAAGCACGTCGGTATCCGGCAGCGGATTAATGTCGATCTCACCGGCGTCGAAGAAGCTGCGGACGCGATCCTGGACCACATCCAGTCTCCGGCAGAACGTGACCTTGCGGGACCTAATCTCACAGCGGCGCACGCAACAGACGTTGCGCATGCAGCAGCCGAAGAGATTGAGCGCCTCAGCGCGGAGGTTGCTGAATGGAAGCAAGCCGCAGCGACGGAAGCAAGCCTACGGCGCCATGAGGTTGCATCTGTCGAGCAACTGAAAGCCCGCATCGCCCTCCTCGAAGGAGCCGCTCCACCGCCCGCGAGCCTCTACGGCGAACACACGCCCATCACGGTCGATTCGTGCACAGAAGTTGAGAGCACTCTGCACAAGTGGCTTAGCGATTACATGGAGACTGTCCCGGCACTGGGGAAGATCTCCAAGGCTGTGACGCAGTCAGTGCTGCGACATCAGGCATTGAGCCAGCTTAGCACCGGCGCAGCAAGGAAGATCGCGAACGCGCTCAACCATGCCCGCAACCACTTCGAGGTGGTGATCAGCAGGCTCATCGACAATGAGGAGCCTGGCAGCGAGCTTACAGAGGCTCACATCGGCGAACAGATGATGGTGATTGCTCTTGAGGCCCTCCAGGAAGATCAGGTGCTACCGCCACCGGACTACGATGTTCTGATCAGATCCTGCCTTGCTGAGGCATCGTATCTCGCGAGGTTGCATTCACATCATTCTCTATGGCGCGGAATCATTGAGCCGGGCTGGGATGAGCGGATCGGCACTTTCGGTGTTCTGCTCGCTCGCCGCATTTCTGATGAAGTTGCGCGGATCGATCGCGCCAGCATCACGAAGCGAGCGCATCTCGTTGCCGAGGCAGATGCCAGGCAACGTGGCTTCGTCTCGCTTCCATCGCCTGGCGATAGGCTCGTCGATCGAAGCGTCATCACGGCGCCGGCGGCGATCGCCGTCCGACTTGGGAAAACGATCGTTAACAACTGGACCGGGGGCGCCACGCTCCAGGCTTGGCCTGATGGCGATGCAGTGGTCGTCTATGCGCGGGATGCGGCGGGAAACGCCGTCCAACTAAGCTTGCAAGATTGGGAGGCGAAGCGCCTGGCGTGGGGAGTGTCCACGTTCCCGCAGCAGCTGCACGAACAAGCACGAGCGGCCAATCAGGCCCTGTTTCAACTGAGTTACCCGGACGCGCGCGCCGACGAGCTTCGACAGATCGCCGATGAGATTGACTGCGGCGGCGGGTGCGACGGCTGCGGACCGACAAAATTGGACCGTGGAGAGTTCTGCAGCTTCGTCGCCGCCACCAACCTGCGTGACCTTGCCGCGGCGCTTGATCTCAAAGCTTCGATTGCCCAATCCACGCCGCCGGCCCCGCCGACCGACGCGGCCATTACCAAGATTGTCGGGGGGCTCGGATGAACTCGATCAGGGAGATCTTCGCCGTATGCGTCGGCGTCGGCTGCTGCCTCGGAATCCTCGCGATCGCGATCGTCGACTATCCAGACGTTGGGGACAACTGATGACCGACACGACGAAACCGCCGGCGCCCGCTTCGGCTGTTCCATGGCAACGCCCCGATCACGATCAAATCGCGCTCGCCACGATTGAGGCAATCGAGGCTTTGCCGCAGAGCGATCATCCGGCACAGCGCAAGGCGAAGGGGCAATGCTTGATCCTCGAGGCGTTGAACCGAGCCAGATTGCCGGCGCCCGGACCGCGCCCGATATTCGCCCCGGACGGGCGATATCTCGGCGAAATGCCGGAGATGGTCGCCTACCCGAAGGGAGGCCATCCAGACGCCATCGCCCATTGGGATGCGATCCGCGCGAAGATGGCTGAGGCGCGGGAAAGTGGCGAGTCCCTCGCTGATTGGAAGGGGCCGGCCGCTCTCCCCGAACAGGCCGATCGGCAAATCGCGCGCCTTGAACGCGACATCGCGGAATGGCGCGCGATTAAGGCTGGAGCCGGCGCGGCCTCCCCGAGGATTCAGGGGCAGCAAATCGACGACACAAGCCTCAACCGTTTCAAGGTTACCCTCAGCGAACTGGTCGCCGCCCTGTCGCCGCTTCCAGTCGAGGCATTCCAAGCCGACACGAAACGTCTCGCCGCGGCCATCGGGGCTTTGCACCGAGCGAAGCTGCTTCTTGACGACCACGCCACTGCGACATCTCGGAACTCTGCGGACGGGGATGTTGCATGACGAATGCCCCCCTCTTCGCCGGCATGGGCGGCCATCAAACGCCCCGCAAGACTCGCACCGACGAGTGGCTCACTCCGCCGGCGGTGATGAACGCGCTCGGCGAATTTGATCTCGACCCGTGCGCGCCCGTTATCCGTCCGTGGCCGACGGCCCGGCATCACTACACGATCCAGGACAATGGGCTGCTTCGCCGCTGGTTCGGCCGCGTCTTTCTCAATCCGCCTTACCTCACCTCGGTGATCGGCCGTTGGCTCGGCCGGATGGCGGACCATAACCGCGGCATCGCGCTGATCTTCGCGCGCACAGAGACGCGCGCCTTTCATCGTTTCGTCTGGCAACGAGCATCGGCCCTGCTCTTCTTGCGCGGCCGGCTCGACTTCTGCGGCGTCGACGGCAATCCGCTGCCGCGGCCATCTGGATCGTCGTCGAACGCCGGCGCGCCGTCGGTGCTCTGCGCATACGGCGAAGCCGACGCCGAGGTGCTGGCCTTCTGCGGTCTCGAAGGCCAGTTCGTGGCATTGCGGATCTCGAGGTCGATTGTCGTCGCCGCGCTCGAGCAGACTTGGCTTCAGGTCGTGGCGGACTGGATGCGGGAGCAGCACGGCCCCGTCGAGCTCGCCGAGATCTATCGCGCCTTCGCGACCCACCAGAAGGCGACCCGCAATCCGAACTATCGCGCAAAGATCCGGCAGGTGCTGCAGCTAGGCGCCGGCCGGCGGGTGGCGCGCGGACAATGGAGCGCGGCGTGAGTGCAAGAGCGAAAGCCGTCACGGGGGCGACAATCCCCGATCGTTGGATGGCAGATATCAACTACGTTGGCGGCGAGACGAGGATTGTGGTTTTCGAAGAGTTGGAAGACCTCGATGAAATCGTCGAGCGCGGACCAGATTGGAACACGATCGAAGAGATCGTCATCCGGCTGAACCGCCCGTCATGCCTTCCCAACAAGAGCGCGAGTTGAGCGAATGACCGTCTCGTGCGCGCCGTTCATCGCTAGCGCAACATAGGGAGAGCAGCATGGGACTAATGAGACGCGCACTTGATTGTCTCAGAGGTGCTGATCCGACAAATTGCGCCCAGACTTCCACCACTCCAGAGACTTTAGATCGGCGCAGTAAGTACCAACTCGGCGATGTCGTTCAGCCCGGCATCTGCCTAATGATCACCCAGGATCAGTGCGTCGTGGCCGATCGTGGCGTGGTCATTTGGGTCGGAAACAGAGAGAGATTTTCTGATCTCGTTCGCAGAGCAGCACGAAGGGAAGATGCGCAATGATCATCCGTCCTTGCGACCTCGAGACCACCGGGAAAGATACCTCCACTGCCGAGGTGGTAGAGGTAGCCTGCTGTGATATCGACATGCGGTTCCTGCCGCTGTCCGTTGTCAGCCCTGGCCGCAGCACGCTCGTCAAACCGGCGCAGCCAATACCTGCATCAGCCAGCGCTGTTCACCACATCACGAACGCTGACGTCAAGAACGCGCCTGCGTGGGTTGATGCTTGGCCGATCCTGCTCGATAGCGATGGCTCTCTGGGCGACGTTATCTTCGCTGCCCACGTCGCGTCCTATGAACAGCACTGGATTGGACGTGTACTCAAGGCAGCTCGCTGGATCTGCACATGGAAATGCGCGCTACGGCAGTGGCCAGGGTTGGACTCATATTCGCTTCAGGCTTTGCGCTACGAGCTCCGATTGCAGGTGGATCCCGAAAGAGCTTCGCCTCCACACCGCGCCCTGCCAGACTCTTATGTCTGCGGCTTACTGCTGATCGAATTGCTCGGCCATCAAACGGTCGAGACGCTCCTATCCTGGAGCGCCGAGCCGGCGGTCTTCCACACGTTCGACTTTGGCCAATTCAAGGGGAAGCCCTGGTCTGCTGCAGATGACGGCTATCTCGACTGGATCGCCAACAAGGAGCACACGCTCGGCGAGGATTGGCGCTGGAATGCGCGGCGGGAGATCAATCGGCGCGCCGCCGGGAAAGAGGCCGTGGCCGCGGCCGCTCGCCGGGAGTTCGTCAGTCGGGCAACGTCGGCGCTGGCGCGCGCCGCCACCGTTCGGGATCTCGAGAACTGGTATCACGGCCAGAGCAGCGCGATGGCGGAGATCGGCATCGTCGTGACGACTGACGAATACGACGAAATCATTCGCGCCTGCGCGGCGCGGAAGGCCGAGCTTCTGGCCGGCGGCGGACCCGACTTCGGCGAGGCTCCGGTCTCATGAAGATGCCTCGACAAGCAGACCTTCCGCTCTACGATGTCCCGGCGGCGACGCATGATCCAGGAGGCAAGGTCCGTATCCGGCTGCAGGAGAACGTTTACGGGACAGCCTTCTTCCATGGCCCTGGCGATTGCTACCGCACCTGGCTGACGCGCGTCTGGGGGCGCCGCAAGCCCGCTGCGGGGGAGCCTCCGGACAACTACATCCTCTGGATCGGCCTCAACCCTTCAACGGCAGATGCCAGTTTCAACGATCCGACCATTGAGCGCGAGATCGACTTCTCGATGTCGTGGGACGCCGACGCGCTCGTGAAGGTGAACATCTGCGACTACCGGGCGACGAAGCCGCAGATGCTGCTGCAAGAAGGCGTGGTCCCGCGCAGCAAGACGAATCTGCCGATGATCCGAGACTTCGCGAAGCGGGCCGATCGCATCGTCTGCGCGTGGGGTGCGCCGCATCGCAATCTGAAGACCTTCGCCCTCGACGTCGAGGAAGCGCTCCGGGCCGACGGGCACGATCTCTGGTGCCTCGGTCTCACGAAACATGGCGGGCCGCGGCACCCGCTCTATGTCCCCGGCGGGACGCCGCTGATCCGCTTTAAGGAGATCCCATTGTGAAGCCCGCAATCCCCCCGCAGGTGCTGACCCAGCACGTCGCCTTCCTCGGCAAAACCGGAAGCGGCAAGACCTCGACCGCCAAACTCGCAATCGAGCAGATCGTCCGCGACGATGCAGGGTCTCGAGTCTGTGTGCTCGACACCGTGAAATCGGATTGGTGGGGGCTGACGTCGAGCGCCGACGGTCGCCGGCCAGGTCTGCCCTTCTACATTCTGGGCGGCCCCCGCGGTCATGTCCCGCTGCACGACTCCGCCGGCAAGGCGATCGGCGAGCTGGTGGCAACGGGCGCGCTCCCGCTCTCGATCATCGACATGGCGGACTTCGCGCCAGGCGGCGTCCAGAAGTTCTTCAACGAATTTGCCCCAGTGCTGCTGCGGAAGATGCGCGGCGTCCTGCATCTGGTCATCGAGGAGGCGCACGAGATCGCGCCGAAAGAGCGCGCCGGCTTCAGCGCCGAGAACATGGCGATCCACTGGGCGAAGAAGCTGGCCACCGCCGGCCGCTCAAAGGGCCTCCGCATCATGGTTCTGACCCAGCGGACGCAGGCTCTGCACAACGCGGTGCTCGGCAGCTGCGACACCATCATTGCACATCGCCTCACCGCGCCGGCCGACCAGGGCCCGGTCAAGCAGTGGCTGAAGGCGAACGTCAGCAAGTCGGTGTTCGGACAGGTCTCCGACTCGTTGGCCTCACTCAAGACCGGCACCGGCTGGATCTGCTCCGGCGAGGCACAGGTGGCGGAGCTCGTTCAATTCCCGAAGATCGCCACCTTCGACAATTCGGCGACGCCGACAGGCGACGCCGCCGCCCGCGAGATCAAGACGGCGCCGGTCGACGCGGAAAAACTGCGCGTGATCATCGGCGATGCGGTGAAAGAAGCGGACGCCAACGATCCCGATAAGCTGCGCGCGCAGATCGCGACTCTTGCCGCGGCGAAGGCCAACCTCGAGAGCAAGGTGCACGCTGCCGTGCAAGCTGCACCGGATACTGCAGCGATCGCCGCGGCGGAGCGGCGGGGCTTCGAGCGCGGCCAGACGATGGGGCTCAAAGCCGGCTTCGGCAGAGCAATGGTCGCGGTGCAATCGGCAATCGCCGGCATCGAGGAGGACATCGAGCAGATCCCCTACAGCATCATCACTTCGGGCTCGCCAACGGCTTCGGCAAACGCCGTGGCCCCCCCGAAGCGTGCGACGGCGTCCGCGTCGCTGGCTGCACGCACACCATCGCCGGCGGCGAGCGGCGATGGCGCCATTCCCAATCTCAGGGCGGAGAAGCGTCCGCTGGCGGCGTTGGCGGCCGTCTTTCCGGCTGGCATGACCGAGGCGCAATGGGCGGTTGCCGCCGAGCTGAAGCGCTCCGGGGGCACATGGGCCACCTATCTCTCGCGGCTGCGCACCGCGATGTGCATCGAGAAACGCGGCAACGAATACTTCGCCACGCCGATAGGCATCTCAGCCGCCGGTGAAAGCGTCACCCCTATGCCGCCGCCGGGACCAGACCTCGTCGCGTTCTGGAAATCGAAGATCGGTGGCGTCGGACCGATGCTCGACGCTTTGGCAGAGCGCTATCCGCGATGGACTACACGAGCCGACTTGGCTGAGGCGATAGGGCTGGCCGTCACCGGCGGCACCTTTGCCACATACGTCTCCCGCCTAAAATCGCCGGGGCTCATCGAAACGGACGGCAATCAGATCCGGTGCGCGCCGGCGCTCATGGGGCACTAGCTGCTCGATCCGAGCAGCGCAAATTGAAAGTTGCCCTTTCCGATCTTGCCTTGAATTGAAAGCTGTGCTTTCATCTGCCCGTCAAATATGGACTGGGAGCGGATGAATGTCGGAAACGACCGTTGCTGCGATTGGCGGTGCTCTACTGACTCGATGCGCTCCGACGCGCGCGCTCACCATCCTCAACCTTTCCGGCGATGTCACGATCGTCTGGGAGCCGGAAAACGACGAGAAAATGCTCCCGCTCATCGAGGCGAAGATGAAGCAGGGCTTCACCTTCTTCTTGATCGAGCCACGGCTCGGCGGCCTGGCGCCACCTGACACCAGCAAGCCTCTTGAGAATGCTGCGGATGCGCTGAAGCACCGCGCCCTGGCAATCCGCGACGGAGACTTTGAGGCGCTTGTGTCGGCCGGCGGCGCCGCGCTGGTGCCGACGCCATCAAAGCCGGCGCGAACGGTGCGCAAGGCGAAAACCCCAGCAGACGTCGTAAAGGCGGAGTCGGTTGCCGTGCAGCCGATGCGTGGTGGCTGATGCTCTACCAGCGATCTCCCTTGCCGGGACGGCACGAATACTTCCTCGACGGCGCGCTCGAAGCCGATGAGATCAATTCGTTAGCCCACGCGGCGCTTACCCTGCTCGGCGATCGCCAGACGATCAGCGAGATCGTGGATGTCCCTGGCGCCGGTCTGCGGCCGCTGAGGGAGAGATGGGCAATTTGCGACCGACTGGACGCATACGCGCATCAACTCGTCGGAGATCTCACGCGTGAAGAGCAGCAATCGTTCGCTGCGTTTGGCCTTCTCCGCGAGCCGCACAAACTGCTCGGCCTCGCCGAGGTGCTCGCAAATTTCAACTTTGAGGACGAAACCCGTGGCGGCGCGCTGCAGCCCTACCGCCGCTGGATCCGCTGCAAGCCCGACTACAGCCCCACGCCACGGGCACGGCGGCGGCTTTATGCGCCGGCGGCGATCAGACGCTACGTCCGCCTAGAGGAACAGTCTGTCCCGCGCGCGTGCGCATTGGCGGCCGGGTTGCGGCGGCTCCCGGCGGCCGGGCCGGCAGACGCCCACCTCGTTTCAGCCCTGCTCCACGAGCAGCGCGAGCAGCACCGCGATGCGTATCTCGAGGAGCGGCTCAGCTTTGAGAACGAGCAGCGGGGGCGATGGCATTCGTTGCTCACCGGCGGGCGCGGCATCGGCCGGCAGGATCGCAAGGCAGTTCAGCGTGCCGCGCGCTTCGCAGCCGGGGTGGTCGGAGCCGACCAGGTCAGCACGTTCGCGCGCGGCGGCGCGGTGCGGCTCTGCGGCCGAGAGATTGACCTCCAGGTGGCACGAAGCCGTTCGATCGCGTCCGTCGGTCATGGTGCGCTGAACGTCCAGGTGCTCGATCCCAAGGGCACCCGCCTGGCCAATCTTTGCGTGTACTTCGAAAAAACGCCGGCGATCGATCAGCTTGCAGCGATCGCGCTACACGTCCAGGCCGGCTCCGAAATGGAGATCATACAGACCGGGAATCTCTTCGACGTCACGGCCGATGGCGCAAATCACCCGTTGACGGCTGGGAAGTTGGCCACGCGCTCAGCGGACGATCGCGCAATAGTCGATGTGGAGGCTGCTGCACGATGGCACCGAGCCACTGACCATGAGCGGAGATGGATCGCGCTGGAGACCTATTGGAACCAGACTTCGCCGATCTACTACGACGCGGTCGAGGCGCAGGTCTGGGGGCGCGACGCGCGGCGGCTAATTCCATTCAAGGAATCCTTGAAGGGCGTCGGCAGGTTCGCGACGACGGGAGGCTTCAGACAGTGAGAGCGACCGACCGGCAGGATGTGACCGAGGAGCGCATTGAGCGCGGTTTGGTGCTGCTCGCGCACGTCATCGAGATCGATGGAGAAGCCTACGTGCCGCTGTTCGATCGCCTCGAGGAGGAGCTTCGAGCGCGGCGCCGCCGCCGGGACAGCATGAGCCGAGCTCGTCAGATCGTCGAGAGCTACACGCTTGGTGGCGGGGTGAAGGCAATCCGCTGAAGCCAGTCGAGCTTGAGCTTCAGGCTTGGGCCTGCCCCGTATTTGGAGCCCGTTTCCTTGTGACCCATGAGCGCATCAATCATAGAGTCCTGCGCGCCGACGGCGACCAGCTGGTCTTTGAAGGTGTGCCGAAGGGAGTAGAGCGTTCGGTCGCCACCTTGCCGCAGATTGTTCTCTTTCAGGAACTTGTTCACCGTCGCGGACAGCTCGCCGGCGCTGTCATGGTAGCGCGGGAATCCGCGCGGCTGCTCTCGCATCGCCGCAAGAGCGACTCCGACCAGAGGAATGTCGCGGAGCGACTGCGGCGTCTTCATCCGGCGCCCGTCCGGCCGGACCTGGACGTGCGGGATCTCCGCTCCGAGCACAATCGTGCTCTCGTTGAGGTTCACTGCCTCGCTCGTGCGCAAGCCCGCACCAGCGACCAGGAAGAGAACGCGGCGCGCCTCGTCATTGAGACCGCGCAGTGCGTCCGGAGCCAGCAGCTTGCGTTGAACGTAGTCGGGGTCGAAAGGTGGCCGGGTCTTTTCGATGCCCCCCTCCAGCCGCATCCCTTCGAAGATCTTCGGAATCCCGAGGCGCAGCCGCTTGTTGATGACGAACAGCATGCGGTTGATGTGGCCCATGTCCTTGTTCGCGGTGTCGGGATCGAGCCCCTCGTCCTTCACACGGTCCTGCCACCATTCGGAATAATCGAGGCCATCGGTGTGGGTGAGATTGGTGACAGCCTTGTCGCCGACCACGCTGATCAGGTTTTTCACCGCGCGGATCTTGGGGTTGCGCCATTTGCGCAGCTGGTCCGGCGACATATCGGTCAGTTCGGCGCTGACCTGCCGCTCGAACCGCTCGAACAACTCGGACAGCAGAATGACGGGGTGCCCCTCGCCGCCCAGGATGGCCGTGCGCGTGGATCGATCGCGCTCGGACGGACCTGTCGCCTTCTCCGCGACGACGCGATCCAGACGCTCCAGGATCTCGGCGAGCGGCTGCTGCGCAAGTTCGTCGGCCGGCATGTAGGCGAGCCCCATGGACCTGGCCCGGCGGCGAGCCGCGGCGTATCGGGTCTGCGCCTCTTCAGCTTTGCCCTCAATGAGGTCGCGCCAGAACAGCTCGAGCACCTTGTTCTTCTGCTCGGCAACAATGCTCGCCTTGGCGCCGTTTCGGTCGTCGGCGATCGCGATCATGGTCGATTCCTTGATCACGCCTCTCGGGTCCAGCCCTGCGAACTCGGCGGGGACGCGGCGAACGAAATGCCACACCCCGTGTCGGCGAGTCAGGTATCGGGTCAT